GGTGAGGGGGGGGGGGGGACGGCGGATCATGTTTAACTCCAAAGGAAAGAGGGGGAGAGGGGGCGAGGGGGAGACGGGGAGAAATTCAGTTCATCGCAGCGGCGTCACGGCATCATCGATCAACTTGACGCGCTTCGAGTTCCCGTGTCCGTCGCCGATGAAGATGACTTGTTTGGACAGGGGGCGTCTCACCAGTGAGTCGATCGTCGTCTGGAGCCAGCCATAGGAAAGCGCCAGGGCGGCGAACTGAGTCGGCGTCATTTCGGTTGCCCTGCCCTGAGCGGAGTCGATGGGGGTTTCGGGGAAGGTGGCCACGACTACTCGTGCTTCTTGACCCGCTCGCCGCGCTGCGCTTTCTTCGCGGTATCGATCATCCCGTCACAGCGCGGGCAGGCGCTGGTCTGGCCGGCGATTTCCTCCAGCGCCTCCAGCGCCGCCAGGATCAATTCGGCGTTGACGCGCCCCTGTTGACCGAACCCGGTGACGCAGAAGGTGCTCTCGTCGCGGGGATCGGCCGCACTGGTGAAGCGCACGATGAACTGGCGATCGGGAAGTTGGTCGAGTTGGAAGGGCATCGGTTCGCTGATTTGTTACGCCAGCATCTTCAACGAGTTGGGCGATTCCTTTTCCGGGATCGGACGCGGAGGCCCCAGCAGCAATCCCCCCGCCTCCAGTGCCGCGATGCAGATTTCACTGCAGAACCAGCGGCGGCCGGGATGATCGAAGTCGCGGACGGGAATGATAAAGCCAACGATTCCTAAATAATCGTAAGGCTTCCCTTGCTGGGCGGTGCAGAAATCCCGGACGAGAATTTCCTGGGCGACCGAACCGCCGATATCGATCAGGCCCCAGCTCGCCGCGTCGTCGACGTCGATCGTTTTGAAGCGCGTCCCGCCGTCGCGGGCGGAGCTGCTGAAAGACTCGAAGCCGCCGGCGTCACCGGCGCCGCCTGTTCGCGGGCCGCTGAAAACAAGCTCAACGTGTGCGTATCCGCCGCGCCCCGAAAAGAAGTTGACGGCGCGGTCAAGCGCGGTGGCTTTGGGCGCGGTGATCTTGTAGAAGGCGAGACGCATGGGGGCGCGGGGAGGTTCTCGTGCGTCGGTTGAATCGACAGTGCCGCGTCCACCTGGTTGTCCGGCCGACGAAGCGGCCTTCCGCACAAGGGGCAGAACCACGCTCGCACGAAGGGGATCGGGCCATGGATCGGGCAGAGGTTCACGGCATCACTGTTTCACGTCACGGGAATCTTCGGCCGCGGCGTCGGTGGTTCGCGCTCGATGGCGTTGTCGATCCATCCGCGCATCATCTCCAGCCGAAGCGCTTCGGTTTCCAGGGCCATCACCAGATCAGCGCCCAATAGCTCGTCGCGGATCGCATCGGCAGCTTGATGCACGCGCGCTTTGGCTTCGCGCAGATGACCGGCGGCGATGGCGTAATTGGCGGACATGAGAGCGTTTCAAAGGCCCGGCAGCCGCGGCGGAACCGGCGAACTACCGGGCTCGGGGAAGGGCGGTGGGAAAACGTGAATGACGAATGACGAATGACGAAGTGGAAAAAAGCCCGGCGGCGCAACAACTCCCCTCACCGCCAGGCCCGCACCCAATCTTCCCTTCCCCATTCCAACCGTGGGCGCGGGCGGGATTCTAACCAACTCGCTCGTAAGACTTCAATCGGATCGACTCCGCGACCGGGTAAACGTTTCCGGAAGCGTCGATGGCAAGCCGCGATGGCTCGGCGCAGATGTATTCCCCTTCGAGCGTCTGAACCTTCGTGCCGGCGGCGAGAATTTCGTTGGACAGTTTCGTCGTCCCGAGCTTGCGGTATTCGGCGAAGGTGAATCGCCCAGCGTCCTCTTTCGTAATCGGCTTCATTTCATCCGGCGCACCGGCGCGGTAAAGGTTTCGTCCGTGTAGACCGTCTTCCCCTTGACCTTCATCCGCCGGATGATCGTCTGTTTAACCGGGAGGTCGTTCTTGATGGCGTGATTCAGCCACTTCAAACCGGCGATGATTTCCTTGCCGAACTTGCTCATGGCGTGGCGGCATTCTCAGCGAAAACGGGGCCGGCGCCAGCGGAGCGGGCGAAATTCCTTAGCTGAACGCGGGACAAAAATCCCGATCGTCGCCGGATCGTTGAGCCAGTCGTTCAATGGCAATCGCCGGCTGCCGACGCGGATGGTGACGATGCGATTCTCTGGCGGCAGGATCGGCCGCGGCTTGCAGGGAGCTTGTGTTCGTGTGGCCAGTTGCAGCACGGACTATCGATTATTCTACGGCGCGGGCGATCGCTTTGACCGCATCGACCAGGGTGAACTCCACGCCCTTGATCCGATTGACCGTCAACGAGGGCTGCACGATCCCGGCGCTTCGGCTGATGGCGTCGATTTGCTTCTGGGAGAGGAACTTGCCCAAGGGCTTGAGCGCGACCTTCAGCGCCGACAGGAATTCCTCGCGGCTGATCTTCTTGCCTTCGTAGAGCTTCAAGAACTTGGCGGGATCGACTTCCTCGCGAGCGCCTCCGCCGGCCAGGATGCAGTCGAAGAATTCGCCGGCGCCGCGGCGGGCGCCCTTGTGCGTGAGGTTGCCTTTCACGAGCGGTTTGATCGTCTGATCGAAGTGGGTCCACAGCTCGTTGACGAAGCCCAGATCGTCCGTCCGCACGTCGCGGATGGTGACTTCCTCAACCTCGAGCGCGGGTTCGGAAACGGTCGCTGCTGACGCCATGTCGTCACCTAACTTAATATTAACGCGGCTTGGCAAGGAATTTCAAATGCTGCCGAGGCTTTGAAAAAAACGGCTGGAAACTTTCAAAGCGTCAATCCCCCCGGACAACGGCGGCTTTTCGAGGGGATCGCGCGTTATAAAAATTTGCCGTGGATTTCACTTGCAAACCCAAGCGGCTTAGCCTAAGATACGCACGTCAGCGATAGGGCTGGCAGGACGCCCCGGAAGGGGCAGGAGATTCAGATGTTACGTGGATATACAAGGCTGGATACTGGCTCTTTGGGTCGGGCAACTTTTGACGAAGCGGGATTTGGCGGCAAGTCCGGTTGGCTCACAAAGCTTTTCGGGTGGGGCCGGGCGGACGGACTAGCCGTCGATTTCGGCCTCTGCGTGATTCCGGTTTCGGAGCTGCACCGGCACGGAATCCAAATCGAAATCAAAGGCCCGGATCAGCGATTTGCCATGACGGGCGTAACGATCACGGGACACGATTCCAACGTTGATCCATCCAAATTATTTTGATGATTCTCCTGCCGCGCCGCCGCGAGTCGCCACGTACAGCGGCCCGGCGGCGCGGCTCCTTTTGGGAGCGACGATGCCGAAGCCATCGGAAGCCGTCCGTGATTACCTCGCCAAGCTCGGAAGAAAAGGCGGCTCCGTCACCTCCGACGCCAAAGCCGCGGCGGCCCGCGCCAACGGCAAGAAGGGCGGCAGAAAACCCCGCGTCAATCGCGCCGACGTCAATCCCCCCGCACAACCTGCACAAACCCGGTGAGCCTCTGCGTCTCTTTCGACGGTGGATCGATCAAACGAATGACCCAGCCGCGGATGACCGATGCCGCGATCGCCAGGTTGACCGGCTCGCCGTTGAGCAGCACGTGGAACCGGTCGCTGTTCCGGGAGACCCCGGCCTGCCAGTCGGCATCGGGGACGCGACGGGGTTGGTCCTCGTCCTTGTATTTGGCGAAGTTGCGGCGGCGGCGGTTGCCTTCCAGACGCTGAAGGTCGGTCTGCTCGCCCTGAGCGAAGCGGTCCTGAACGCGGACGCCGTTGGGAGAAAAACGCACCCGCCCGCAGCGGACGATGCTCGATGCGCTTTCGCTCACCGGGGTCTCAACATCTGCCGGGCGGCATTGAGAAGCGCGGCCTCATTCCGCAGTCCGCGGTTGATGAGCCGATTGGCGTTTTCGCGGGTGATCCCCAGGCGCTCGGCAACCTCCCTGTCGTCGCACTGGGCGCGGCGAAGCAGGACGGCCAACTTTTGCTTGGGGGTCATTCGCGGCAGGGAAGGAACGGAAGTGCCTCTATCTATACGCGCGCCTGTGACTATCGAATCGTCACACCCGGTCGCGAAATCCGGAACGGCATCGCGCGTAAATAGTCGGCAGGACCGCAAGTAAGAAACGACGCGGGAAAAAATCTGAGCTGTGACCATCAGGCCCCCGTTTGAACAGATTCGACACCTTCGGCAGGCTCAGGGCAGGCACGCTCACCGCAGGCAGATTCGCCCCCGGACTGGCCGCCCCAGACGCCCCACATATACCCGAGCCACGGATCGCGCATGACCCCGTCGGCATCGATCGGGCCGCCGCAGACACGGGCATCGTTGGCAAGGTATTTCCGATGGCGCGGCGAATTGGATTTCCGGTCGGCCTCAGCCAGCATCCTCAAGCCGTAATCGCGGTCCCCGAACCAGCAGACGCCTGGCCGCGGCTTGTGGAAATCGCTCTTGGCGCCGCGCGGCACCTGGAGAAACCCTTCCTCGAAAAGGCTCTTGAGCTGGGAGCGGTCGATCACCTCATTGAGCGGGTGGGATTCTTCCGTGCCTGACAGGAAATAGTGGTAGCAGTTGACGCAGATCTCTGAGGAGTCTTGGCGGTACAGCGGGTAGGCCGGCGCCAGGACTCGACAGACCGAGCAGTGGATCATCTTCGTGCTGCCGCCGCCCGGCGGGTAGAGCTTTTGCGAGTGCAGGGAGCGCTTCGTCGCCTGTCGACCGCCCGGCATCGTCAGCCGGTCATCCCCCTCATCGTCCGTGAAGCAATCGAACAAACCTTCGCGCCAGCTCCACGAGCAGACCAGGGCCATGATCCATGTCTTGACCATGGCGCGGTGCCGGCGCTTCTCATCCTCGGTGGCGGTGAGAACGTCTGCCGCGTTTTTGGATTTGGCGCGACTTGAAATAGGGGGTCCGTTGAACCCGCAACTATCTATAGTCACACGTCTTGGGCGCAATTACGGTGGAAAGTTTCCGCCCTTTTGGCATAAAGTATCCGTAAGGTGTGCGCCCTTTCTGCCTCATCCAAACCCTTAGACCCGGATGACCCGGACGCCGAAGAAACGCCGATCGCCCAACGAGTTTGGTTCTCGTTGTACCCGCAGCAAATCAAGTTCATCCGAGACCAGGCCCGCGAACATGGCATCAAAAAATCCGAGGCGCTCAGACACCTGTTGCGCGTCGCCAAGGCCAGCGTGAGGAAGGCAGACGTTCATGCAAACGCCGAGATCATCAGCAACGCGCTGATCCAAATGGGCCATCTGGTTCGGAGCGGAAGCGAACTCGGCGATTTGGTGGCGCGGATGAAGACGGCCAGCAATGGGATCGGGGACGCGACGGGGAAGTAAACGATCGACTCAGATGGCGCACCGCCGGATCGGTGTAGTGCAGGGGCTGGCCGCAATGACAGAGCTGCTCTTTCACTCTTTCACGGCGTCTCTCCCGGCCGGCTGGTGCGCTCGTCGCGGCCGAGCTGCTCGATCTCCTGATCGCTCATGGCCGACATTTCCCGGTCGCATTGCGCTTGGTCGAGCCGCGCCTCGGCCTGCGGATCGAGCGTCTGCGGCTGGACCTGTCCGCGCGGGTCAGCCGGATGGCGCAGTGGGCGCAGAGGAGGATCGCCTCGCCGGCCGCGACTTTCGCCTTGGCCTTCGGACCGAGCCAGCAGCGGCGCCGGCAGCGCGGGCAGTTCACCCGCTCATAGTCGCAACCCGGCGTGTAACCGGGCGCGCCGTCGGGGACGCAGGCGACGATGTTCTGGACGTTATCTAAGCTCGGCATCTTCGGACTCCGCAACGGAATGCGGTTCGGGGCGCGTGGCCTCTTGAAATCTGCGAAATACCGCCGCCACGGCTTCAACGTCTTTCGAGCCGATCGTGATGACAATGTGCCGCTTGTCCGGCGGCGTCTCGGCGACGAGCTGGACGAACCCCTTGGCGGGATAGCCGTTGATCCAGCATCGGCAGCCGCTGCCGACGTCGCGGAACTCGACCGGTGGGGGATGATGGCTCATGGTATCGTTGCTTTCGCTCATTTAGTTGTATCTACTCCGAACTTAACATAACGCACATTATGGGCCGTGGTGGGGCGGTCGCGTTTTCAACTTTCATCGCTCTCTCCGAGCCGGCTTTTCAGTTCCGCCAGCTCACGCTCCATTTCGTTCAGATGGAAACACATGGCAGTGTCCGCAATATTTGTTCTGCACGTCATTGAGGTTCCAACTTGTCCGCCCGCAGCTCAGGCACTGAATGCCTTTCTCGCCCATCGTCGTCGACGAGGAGCTGGGCGAGATCGAGTGCAAGCAACTGCGCCTTGCTGGCGAGCGCTTCGTGATTGTCCGCGGGGCGATCGAGGCCACACCTTCGTGTTGCATCGTGATAAGCAGCGAGAGCATGTTGGATCTGGAAGGCGGGATTGTTGTCGTGGCCGAGGAGCCAGCAGAGCGGCCCGCACTGGAGTTCGAGCGCCTTGCGTTCGGAGTCGGGCATTTGCAGCGGCGTCCGGCCGGTGATGACGGCGTGAAGACGGTCGTGGATGGCGGCGATGGTGTCATGGGGGATTTCAGGCATTAACTTCTGCTCCTCTCGGGGCGGGCGTTTGCTCGCAATTGCATGGGGGTGCCTTGGTTTTCCAGTCGCCGTTACCGACGCGAAACTCCGCGACGTTCAGCGGACCGCGCCAGAACATCTTTCGCAGCGCCCCGCAGCGGCGGCAACGAAAGGTGCCCTCGACCAGATTGATCGAGCCGGGGTCCTGGCCGATCGCGCCCTGCAAAAACCCCTGGGGAACATCGTCGTACCCACGCCGCTGATGGCGACATTCAGCTTGGCGCAGAATTTTGCCGCGCGATCGGTCATTTCGGCGTCTCCTCATCGGGCGCGATTCCCGGCGGCCACATCGGATCGCGCGTCTGTTCGGACGACCATTCGATCAGGTCAAGAACGCTCGTGTCGGAAAGACCCTTGTCCCGTTGATGGATGAGGTAGTCCGCCGCCAATTCATCCAGCGCCTTGTGAAGGAACTTGTGACGGTCCTTGTGCTCTTGCAACGTCATGGGACCTTTCCGATTGGTGGCTTGGCGATGGCGACCGGCTCCTGTCCCCTCTCGATCCGCCTCCGGTTGCGATGCTCGCGGAAGTCGATGAGGATCGGCCAGCACTGCTCCATGGAAAGCCCGACCTTCTCGCGCAACAGCCACACGACAAATTCATCGGAGTCGCTGGCCTCTGCGGCTTCCAGAATCTGGAAGGCAACCTGGCGGGCGGTTTCCGGATCGAGCTGGCAGGTCTTCTCGCCCCACTGGAATTGGACGACGCCCTCTCCGCTCCGCGACGAGACCAGGCTGCCGACGTAGAGGGTTTCGCTGTCGGGCTGCTCCGATTGTTCGCTCATCTTTTGTCGCCCTTCCTCTTGCGCCGTTTCACTTGCACCCATACGCCATTGCGCAGTTCGCAATCCAGCGATCGCGGCGGCGTCCGCAGCGTCTTGCCCTTCACGGTGAAGGTCACGGCTCCGATCGACATTTTGATCCGCGCGCGGGTTTTCATGTTTTTACGGGTATTGCGAAAAAAGACCGCTGTCGCCGATCGGGACGGATTCGACCGGATGATCGGCCATCGCCTCTTTGATGAGCGTGTCGGGAACGTCGAACAATCCTTGACGCCCCCGGAACGGGATGGGCTGCTGAAGCGCTTCAATCTCCGTCAGCTTCCAGGCGAAACGTCCCGGCGCGTAGTCTCCAAAAAGCCGCTGCGGCGCAGAGACGTGAATGAAGTCGCGCCCATCGACCAGGATCGCGTTACCCTGTCCCTCCGTCCAACCGTTCTTGGCGTGGGTCGGCAAACATCGCTCCAGACGGCAGACGCAGACAATCGCGCCGTGCGGAATCAAACGCAGGTGCAATGGCAACCCGGCTTTTTTGAAGGCGTCAGCGCAGGCGATCTCTCCAGCAGCACTCAACATTCCATTCGTCTTTGAAGCGTGAATCGCCAGACGGCCGCGGAATGAAGTGGACCAACTCCGAGTCTCATAGCACTTCGCGCCGATCGCGATGAGGCTCGCCCAAGGTTGCCAGAGACTGATTGCCTTCATCGTCGTCTCCCGAAAACCAAGACTCCCCGACTTCCAGCTTGCCAGACTCCCCCGGTTCCCCGATGACCGGATCGGTCTTGAGAGCACGAATAACTACTGTCCCAAGCCCATTGTCTCCGATACAGCGGCTATGCAACTCCTCACCGTCCTCAATCAATCCGGCGGCTGCGGCAAGACGACGGCGGCGGTGCATTTGGCCTGCTGGCTGGCCGAGCGGAATGCCAATGTCGCCTTCATCGACGCCGATCCGCAAGCGCGGAGCACCCACTGGCTCAAACGCGCCGCCCCGGGAATCCTCTGCCTGCCGGCGATCGAAGCGGGCGAGGTGCACGACGCCGTCGAACGTCTCAAAGCGGGGGATGACCTCACCGTGATCGCCGATGCCAAGCCGGGACTGGACGGGGCGGCGCTCGAGCTTTTGAAACTGTCCGATCGCGTCTACATGCCCATCGTCCCCAGCGAGATCAATCTCGATTCGACCGCTCAGGCCCTGGCGACGATGAAGGCGCTGGAGGTGCGCAAGCCGGTGGTGCTGTATCTGTCGATCGTCGATCCCGGCGGGGAAGCCACGCGGGCGCGATTGAGACTGGCGGAATTGGCTCGCGAGTCGGGGGGGCCCGGCGTCACGGCTGCGGCGGCGTCGATCGGCAGACGGATGGTCTTTCGCGCCGCCTACTCGCACGGAACCGTCGCCTGGCGGATGAAGGCCGTGTCGTCGTCGTGGTCGAATCCGGCCAAGCTCGCCTGTGCCGAACTGGACGCCCTGTTTACGGAGATCCTGCCCCATGGAATCCTCGCAATCGATCGCCCCGCCGCCTCTGCCTCTGACCTCCAGGACGCTGACCGCTACCACGTCGCTGCCTGAGAACGTGAGACGGGCGCTGACCCTGCCGCCGACGCCGCAGCTTTCACAGGCTGCGCAGACGGACACAGATGGGCACAGACAAGCCCGGACTACAGGCGTGTCGTCAACGCGAGCGGATGAACCACAGGCGGGTATTCCGCCGAAGCGCCGCAAAGACAAGGGCGTGCTGCTCACGCGGGATGAATCGGAAAGACTGCGCACGTTGTCAGTGGACATTCCTGAATCCTTGTACGACTCGCTCACCGTGGCGGTGGCGGCGGCGCGGTTGCAGAAGCGCAAAGAGCACAACTCCCTGCGCTCGATCGCGGCGGAGGCATTGGGCAAGTGGCTGGAGGAGAACGATCAGCATGTGTTCAACCGGGGGGATTGAAAAGGCAATGACTTACTTGACTCACCATTGAAATCCACGCCATTCGGAATTTGATGAACAACGTCCTCTCGACGTGGCCTGGCGTTCGCGTATCGACGGCTTGAGCAGCAAGTCGCGGGGATCGCCGACCCGCCTTTAACCTGTCCGCCAACGTTCCGACTCTCGTAGGAGCTACCCGCCGAGTCGCCATTGGTCGAAGGAATGCTGATGCACACTTCATTGCCAAGGTCGAGCGGGGCTAAAGCGTTGCTTCGTTGGTGAGTCAAGTAAGTCATTACGATTGAAAACACTAAACCCCGATCTCCGCATCCCGCTTATCCTGTACCCTCCTACACGCCCGCGCCACTTCCAGCGTCTGCCGCGCAATCGGCCAGTCCTTATTGCCGGGGTGGCGAAGTCTCCTGACCACGCGCACCGCCTCCTCCCATGACGCCTGACAGGCGCTGCACAGATCGGCCGCCACCCAGGAGCACCCTCCCTCACAGGCGTCGTTCTGCGTACAGCCACAGACACAGCAGCTTGGCTCGTCGGGTTCGGTGCGGCGGGTCATGGGGCTCCAATCCTTCGCGCATAAAAGCGCTCTCCTAGTGACGACATTCAATATGTATGGGAATCGAACTTAACCGGACCGCGAAACCGTCCGGCGGCTGAGGTGAGCTGCTGAAACCGATCGGCATCCTAGCGAGCGGCGGCGGGAGAGCAAACAAAAAATTCGCGAGAGATTTCTGTCCCCGTTTCGCGCCGGCGTCCAAGTTCATCATAGCCAGCGCCCGATCCCCGCCTGCCAAGTGACGCGCCGGTCATTCAATGTGTGCAAAATGGACGGTCCTTCACAATTCGTTTGCAATCGCGAAAGCGCGGCGTGTAGCATCGCGAAGATTGCATTTCAGGGATGTTGCTTATGTCGAGTTTCGCAGGGACGCGGGATGATGTTTTGAAATTGGGGGCTGGCGTTCAGTTGCAGGTGCGGTTCGTTCCACGGCGGGAGATTCCCAGGGGATGCAGCGGACTTGCGGATTTCAAACGGGGCGTGCTTCTTCTGCCGGACGGGGGCGATGAAACGGACCGGAGAACGCGATTACTCAAGGCCATCAACCGGCTGATCGCACTGGAAGCAAACCGCGCCAACGAGCGCGGCGCTCTCATTTCTCGCGCTTGACCCTTAGCGGGTGGTCCGGCTCGGAACTCTTGCGGCCGGGCCGTCCCTTGGGCATGGGCTTGCGGACCTGAATTTCCCCTTCGATGACCGCCGTGAAAAACTTCGCGCTCGCCTCCAGGAACGGCGCTTTCATGTCCGGGGGAATCATCCCGATCATCGTCTGACGGACGGAGCCGGGGGCGGCCTCCAAGAAGAAGAGAAGCCGCTGGATCAAATCCGTTTTGCTGATCCGATAGTCGCGCAGCACATCTTCGGCGATCTTGTCGGCCTCGTCGGTCAACGGGGTCATGTTCCGCCGCGGCTTTGCCTGTTTTGTATTCACGGCGCGGAAGTTAGCACAAATCAGCATGATGTAAAATAAGTTTTTTTGCGCAAGTCGATGCGTCACACGCCATTGCGTTTACATAAATGCTAATAGTGTAAAATAACAGTTGAATACTGTAAAACGCTTCGGTACATCTATGGCCATGAAGATGGCCCGGACGTTCAGGCGAAACGCTTTTCTGGGAATCAGGATGCCCGAGGACGACAAAAAGCGGTTGTTCGAGGTGTCACGCCGCAAGCGCCGTGATGCTTCGAGTCACGCCCTCGAATTCATCATGGATGGCGTTTCACGTCTGGAGCGCGAATTCCGGTCCCAGCCGGCCGAGGAATAGGCACAGGAGAACGCATATGGCCAAAAAGCCAGTGGCAAAGAGCGACGAACTGGTTCCCGTCACCGCGTACCTCGAAAAGTCGATCTTGGCAGAACTCGACCAGGCCGCGAGAGAAACGCGCCGATCGCGCACGCAGATGATCGCCCGACTGATCGACGAGGGATTGAAATCGCGTGAAGGTAAAGAGCTTGTGAGGACCGGATGAATCACAATGGAAACGCCCTAAATAAAACGGCCCGTCGTCCTTGGAGCGGACGGCGGGCCAGATCACGAACGACATGAAAAGCGTAGACACGTCTATTGCGAATTTCAACGGCCTGAGCCGTCAGGAAAACCGGAAGTCTACCCGGCCCACGTGCCTTCCAAACCCGGTATTTGATCGGGCCTTTACGGTATCGCGTGAACCACGGCGAACCCGGCGCAGCGTCTGCGCCATCGCCATTCCCGCTCACCCCTCAGTCCAGAAAGGAGGCGGTGCGGATTCTTTCCCGGCGGCTGACGTGAGCTGCTGACTCTTGCGACAGGCGCCACAATAGAAGCACGCCCCGCCGGGCGGTCGAAAGATCGCAGCGGCGGGTTTGCGGGGGCTGAGGTGAACCATGGCTGACAGGGACAAGGCTGACGGCGACAGGCCAACCGATCGCAAGCGTCTGCCGATCCGGGAAGCGGCGCGGCTCGTCGGCCGCGATTATCGCTACCTGCGCAAGCTGGCGCTGGAGCTACAGGTCCGGTCCTACCGCCGCGGCGGAACCGCCCGGCGTCCGTGGCTGGAATTCTACCTGGACGAATTGCGGGCCGATCTGGACAAGGCCGAGCAGTTCAAGCGCGTCGCCGCTTCCGTCCCCCCCCGGAAGCCGCGGGTTTCTTCGGTTTCTTCGGCTTTGCATCCCGCCGCGGCGGCGATGTGAAGGCCGCCGTCCAGACGGCATCGACCAATTCGCGGAGCCGGTCGAGCCCGAGGTGTTCGAGATAGTTTTCGACGAGAACGGAATCGTTTTGGTGCCCCATGACAATCTCAACTTCCTCCCGATAACCCGGCGGGGCCAGGTTGGGAAAGGTCGTGCGCAGCGAGCGGAACCCGCGGCCATCGGCATCGCCGCTGAATTTGATCCGCCGCCGTCTCGATCCCTGCCTCATCGTGTTTTCGATGACGATCGGCTTCTGTCGCAACCCGGCCCGCTCGCTCAAGCGCCGCCAGCGCTGCGAGAGGGCGTCGATGGCATTGGACAAACCCGGCCGCGCCAAACTTGCCTTGAGCCGGATCAGCGGCAGCCCGTTGCTGGTCAGAAAAAACAACTCGCCGTTGCTGTTGGTGCCGTCGCCGTTGTCTGCCGCTTGATTGGCATCCGCTCCATTGGCCCTTTGCGGCCGTTGGTATTTCTTGAGCAGCTTGAGCAGCTCGGGGCGCATGGGGATGACCCGGCGCACCTTCCCCTCTTTGCGGCGCCGGTAGTCGATGACGCCGCGCTCCCAGTCGATCAGGTGCGACGAGAAGTTGGCGATGTCGCTGTTGTCCATGGCCCCGTTGATCCCCAGGGCGATCCACAGGCGCTCGGTATCGTCCGCGTTTTTCCACAGGGCCTGGATCTCCGCCGGGGTGTAGCTCTTGATGATGCTCAGCCGGCGGTCGCGATGACGCTGCTGGCTGGGGCGCTTGAAGAACGTCCCGAACTTGGGCACGGTTTCCAGAAGATCGTCCTCGACGCACCAGCGGAAAAAGGCGCGGAGATAGGCGACGTGCCGGGCCAGAACGCAGGGGGCGCAGCCGATCAGCGTCTTGGCATATTGCGTGAAGTCGCCGGCGCCCATTTCCGCGATAGGTCGGTCGGCGCCGACGCACTTGCCGAAGCGGCTCAGGGTGCGGATGTAGTCGGCCCGCGTCACCGGGGCCAGCGACCGCGGCGTGCCGTGCTTGACGCGATGATCGAGGTAGTCAAAGAACCGGGCGGCGGCCTGGCGAAGCGTCGCCGTTCCCAGCGTGGCGATGGCGTCGGCCGAGCGCTCGAGGTTGGCGTCGATCTCTTTGCGGAGCGATTCCCACACGCCTTCGACCTCGTCCGGCGCCGTCTTGCGTCCACAGACGAAGCGCGTGCGGTCGAGATACCAGCGAACGTAACCGTCCCGCGTGAGAGAGAAGGTCGCGAGCAAACGCTGGCGAAGCCCGGCGTGCATCGGGGCCGCGTCAAACCAGTCGGGGACGTGCTTGTGGGGAACGGGCTGGTCGGGCCTGGGCATGCCGCCCATTATGGTTTTGCCTTATGGTTACGGCAAGTTCTGCGGGATTCCCCTTGTTTTTCCGCTTCAATCGCACGGATGACCGGGGGGCTGAAAATCCATGTGTCGGCGGTTCAATTCCGCCCCTACCCAGTCCCCTGCGGACCGCACCATAACCGTGAATTTACCGCCTATTTCTTCACTTCGTCGCCATCGGGCGAGATGCGCAGAACTGCGCCAAAAAGTCCAAACCCTGCGCTAACAAAGGGCGGCTCACATTATGGTTTCCTTATGGGAAACCGTCCCCAAGCTGCTCATGCATTCCGGAAAGTAGGTGCTCGTCAGCGCCGGGAAATGCCCTCCCGGCGACGTTCTCCTGTCGGTGTGTCTGCCGATGGGAGCCTCACCATGGCGGAGATTCCCACCTCCGCCCGCAACGCTTCCGCTGGTCCGCGCCCTGATCCCTCCGACCTTCCCCTACCTGAATCGACGGGCAACTCGTGTCCCCCGAGACCCGTCATCCTACCCTGGTCGGAATTCAACGCCGGGCTGGCGGAAGCGCGTATTTTTACCCGCAAAGGAAGTCAAGTCATGAAAGACCCACAGAATCTCCAGCGCATCACTCTCCAGCGTATCACCGTGGCCTACAACCGATCGGCCAATGGCCCTGGTCCCTTCGATGTTTCGGAAGTCAACTCGCGGCCGGGCATCGGTTATTTCGGACAGGTCGATCATCCCGAGCGCGCCGATCGCTTCAATTGGTTCTGCCATCACTTCACCGCGCCGATCATGCTCGTCGACGTCGTCTTTGAGACCTTCCCCGGCTTTCGTTACGGCTGTCTGGAAACCGGCGTTCTCGGCTTCGCCACCGGCGCCATGATCGACCCGCCTGATTTCGGCGGACAGCCGGCCATCGCCATCAAGTTCGACGGAGAACATTTCGTCCGAAGGGACGACGGTCACGTCCTCACCCGCTGCCGGCGCTTGCTGCTGACTCCCAAAGGCGCTTATGCCGATCTGGCGGAGCCTGCGCCACAGACCGAACGCCATGTCGAACATCGCATCGAACGGGTCCATGCCGAGCTGGCGTCGGGGCGGTAAACGATTCCGAAGGGAAGTCGGATGGTCTCGCTCAGCCCCCTGGAATTGAGCCGCCTGGAGATGGCCGTCACCCTGGCCGAGCGCGATCGCAAGCCGATGGTGGAAGTCCATACCGACACCGCCCGCGCCCTGCTCCAGTACCTCAACCGATTGGAGGACTTGGCCATCGAGCCCGGTCACGGCAGCGACTATCGGCGGCGGCAGATGCGGCACAACGCGGGGGGTTTGCTCGACGAGGTGCACGAGCACGTGAGCAACGAACGACTGTGGAGTCTGCAATGACCTGTGCGGCATTGGCATGGTCAACCAACGAGGGCGTCTTTGGCGGCGTGTCCGCGGGCCAGAAGCGCAAGCTGTCCCGTCGAAAAATCCGCTTCATCGACTTGATCCGTCCCGAGGCGATCGGCGAGAGCTTCTGCTACGTCGATGTTCAACTGGCGTTCGCGGTGGTGCAATGGATGCTGCGAACCGGTGAATCCTATCGCCGCGACGGCGAATGGGGCCGAATGGGCGTGACCGAATTGCTCTGCCGCCAGCCGACCTGTTGCGGGTTCTCCGAGCTTCATCCTTTCACCGATCGATGGCGGCTGGAGTTGTTCGACGTGTTTCACTACGCGCTGCTCTCCGCGTTTGCCCCGCCGGCTGCGCTACAGTGGCGCAGGGAACAGAGCGTGACGCTGGCGGGAGAGCGGATCATCACGTTCCCGCATTATGACCTCTACGGCGGGTACGGAAACTTCATGAGCAACGCGGAGGCGGGGGAGTTGATCGATTCGATATTCGCGCTGGCGGGGCGGCAGTTCAATTTCTCGCCGAACGAATGTCATCCCAAAGCGACGTGGATACACGAAGTCTGGCTGCACGTCCGGCCCGAGAATTACCAGATCAAGCTGAGTTACGCCTACAAACGCGATTGCTCGCGCTGGTATCGATCGCTTCCATCGGACCCGGACGAGCCGCTGATCGATTTCATTCAACGGGCAAAGGCGACATTCGAGGGCGAGCTTCTGGAGGTAACAACCAAATGAAACCCGATACCACCGTCTACCGCGGCCGGCGCTCCAAAGGCTATGCCGCCGTGACTGTCGATGATCTCCCCCTGTCCGATGATCCCAGCCTGAAACTGGCCAACCATTCGCCCACCGGATTCGAGTGGTCCTATTACGGATCGGGACCGGCGCAACTGGCGCTGGCAATCCTCCTGGACTTCACCGGCGATCCCGATCTGGCTTTGGACTGCTACCAGCTATTCAAGGCCGCGTTCGTCGGCGGCTGGCCGCAGGCCGGCTGGGAAATCGACGGAGCGATGATCCGCGGCTGGCTGGAACAAAACGCGGCGCTGGCCGAGGTGAAAGAGGAAACGACTTGAGCGCTGCCCTGGATATGTTCGTCGTCTACGACCATCCGACCGATCACCCGGATCAGATCATCGTGCGCCGCTGGGAAATCCTGCCGGGAATCGCCCGCGCCACCGCGGAGTTCACCGCACACGATTCGCTGGAGGAGGCGCGTCATGGGCTGATGCAGCGCGGCCTGACCTGGCTGCCCCGGCACCCGACCGACGAGCCGCAGATTTTGGAGTCGTGGATTTGAATGGAGCGAATATGGTCACGACCTCTTTGAAGCAGCTTACCGACGCCGATCTGGTCACCAGCCTCGCCAGCGAGGTCTGTCCCGCCTGCGGCTCTCCGAAGTTCAGCCGCAAGACCTTCTGCCTATCGGATTACCGCCGCCTGCCCAAGGCGATGCGGAATGCGGTCTATCAGAAGCTGGGCCACGGGTATTTCGAGGCGGTGATGGAAGCGATGCAGTATCTGGGCCGGGAGGAGTTCGTCCTGCCCGATCCGCGGCGGCCGATGCAACCGCAGGACAAGGAAGTCCATCATGCCTGATTACAAGGAATATTTGAGCAGCGAAGACTGGGCGGAACTCCGGGCAGAAGCTATCGAACGCGCTGGAGGTGAATGCGAGCGATGCGGCTCAACGGAGAATCTTCAAGTTCACCACCGGACCTATCGGCGCTTGGGCCAGGAACGTCTCAGCGACCTCGAATGTGTATGCGACGAGTGCCATCGCGAAATTCACGGGGTCGATGACTGCGAAACTGATGACGACGAAACTGATGACGATGACGAATAAGGGAAATCCATCATGCCCACTGAATCCGAAATCGACGCCGCCGTCCTCACCCTGGCCCGCGCTGCGCAGGGGCGTCTGTACGTCTTCCGCGACGGCACCTTCAGCGCCGAAGGCAAAGGCCCCAGCCGCTATTGCGTCATCGTGGGCATCGACGACTGCGCCCAGGCCATGATCGAGGCGTCCGACAGGGCCTCCAACGGTCACAGGGCCTCCAACGCTCACTCGGGCCGGAATGGCAACGGAGCGGTCGTCACTGCGGAGGGAACATGATCGCGACCGACACGAAAGCGCCGCCGAAGTCGCGTGGGGTCATCTTCAGCGCGCCAATGGTGAGGGCGATCCTCGATGGGAAGAAAACGCAGACGCGGCGGCTGGTGAAGCCGCAGCCCCCACCAAAAGACGCCACCGTTGCCGCGACGGGAAGCACCTACGGATGGATGTCATGCAAGGATTCGGGAGACAGCGGCCTCTTTCGTCCCGTCGGCCCCGTCTGGAAGGTGCGAGAACTGATGGGTAGCGATTCTGATCCGCGCCTGCGCTGTCCCTACGGCAAGATCGGCGACCGCCTGTGGGTCCGCGAGACGTTCTACCTCGACCACCTTGACGCGATCGACGCGATTCCAAAACAAAAGCCCGACGACGCTGACGACTGGATCTACTACCGCGCGGATGGAACGTGCTGCGACCAAATCCCGGAGTGTTCATGCGCGGAGGTAGGCAAACCGAAATGGCGCTCTCCGATCCACATGCCCCGCTGGGCCAGCCGCATCACCCTCCGCATCACGAAAATTCGCGTCCAGAGGGTGACGGACATCAGTGAGCAGGATGCAAGGGCGGAAGGCGTTAATCCCGTTCACGAGGATGGCGCCTGGGTCTGGGCCATCTCATTCCAGCGCGTCCAGAAGGAAGATGCCTCATGATCCACAAGCCCGACGATCAAACCTTCTGCTACATCGGGCGCCGGTCCTGCGGCTGCATCTGTTGCGTCACGATCGACGACACCGAGCACCGGAAGGAAACTGCCAAGGACATCGCCGAATGGATTCGCTCCGGGCTGTCGATCGAGAGAATGACGGTCGCCCAGGCCAAGGCCGATCCGCACTTCTTCAAACACTGCCCGCTGTGTGAACGCCGTAAGCCCGATGTCCAAGTGCCGCTTTTCGAGGGAGCGAGCAAATGATCCACCCCGACTCCCCAGCCCTGCACTACCGCTCCCCGCACTACCCGGCTGTCTTCAACGGCATGGTCCCCTCGAAGATCAGGATGAGACAGACGGTGAGGGTCGATCCCGGATTGCTGCTGGCGCGGCCGGAGTTGAAGGACACGATCGCCTACTGCGGCGAATTGTACGACGTGTGGGTCAACAGCCATGGGGCGGTTGCGGCGGTGTTGCCCGATGGAGGGCAGCTTGGGGTGAAGCCGGGGGAATTTGAAGTGGTGGAGTTCTATCGAGGGGAGGCGATCGCTTGAAAAACCTTGAATCCGCGATTCTGACGACGCGCCACGGAGCGCAGCTCAACGCCGGCATGTTCGATGAGATGATCGTCGATAATTTCGCGGGCGCGGGCGGGGCTTCCATGGGCATCGAGGCTGCGGTCGGGCGCGCCGTCGACGTCGCCATCAATCACGACCAGCACTCGATCGCGATGCACCAGATCAACCATCCGAACACGCTGCACCTGTGCGAGGATGTTTGGAACGTCGATCCGGTTCAGGCGACGGCCGGCCGGCAAGTCGGACTCGCCTGGTTCAGCCCCGATTGCCGGCATTTTTCCCGGGCCAAGGGAGGCAAGCCGGTCGAGAAAAAGATTCGCGGATTGGCGTGGGTCGTCATCCGCTGGGCAAGATTGGTGTCGCCCCGGTTGATCGTTCTGGAGAACGTCCGCGAGTTTCAGGAATGGGGTCCCTTGCGGTCGGACAATACTCCGTGCCCGAAACGCAAGGGCAGCACGTTCAAGAGTTTCGTCACCCGCCTGCGCAATCTCGGATACGTCGTCGAGCACCGCATTCTGAACGCCGCGGACTTCGGCGCGCCGACGCACCGCCGCCGGCTGTTCCTGATCGCGCGACGCGACGGGGTTCAAATCCAATGGCCCGAGCCGACGTACGGCCCCGGTCGTAAACATCGCTACCGAACCGCAGCGAGCTGCATCGACTGGTCGCTTCCCTGCCCGAGTATTTTCCTGACTCGCGCCGAAGCCAGAATCCTGCGCATCATCCGGCCCCTGGCCGACAAGACCATGCGGCGCATCGCGATGGGCATCAAGCGCTACGTTCTGGATAATCCCAAGCCGTTCATCGTCACTTGCAATCACGGCGGCCCGGAATTTCGCGGCCAGTCAGTCGATGATCCGTTCAAGACGGTGACGGGATCGCGGGATGCGCATGGACTTGTGCTGCCCTTCCTCGCCGCCAATTACGGCGAAGCGCCTCACCAGGAGACCCGTGGCCAGAAGGTTGACGAGCCGCTGCGAACCGTCACGCCATCGAACAACGCGGGTGTCCTGATCGCGCCCACCGTCATCCAATACGCTGCGAAACCCCGACCGATTGACGAGCCGGCCGGCGTCGTGATGACGGAGAATCACCAGGCGCTCGCTACGGCGTTTATCGCCAAGCATTACGGCGGAGTCGTCGGCCATGCCCCGGATCGCCCCATCGGCACTATCACGGCCGTCGATCATCACAGCGTCGTCGCTTCGCATTTGACAAAGTTCTACGGGACCAACGTCGGCGCGGATGTGCGCGAGCCAATGCCTACGGTGACGGCGGACGGAAACCACGTTGGCGAGGTCCGTGCGTTCCTTATCAAATACTTCGGCTGCGGTTGTGGGCAACAATGCGTTGAACCACTTCACACGGTCACGGGGCGCGACCGCTTCGGGCTGGTGACGATCGACGGCCAGGATTTCCAGATCATCGACATCGGCTTGCGCATGCTCAATCCCCACGAGTTGCTCCGCGCCCAGTTTGGAAAATATGCCGAAGGCTACATCCTTCTCGGCACCAAAGCGCAACAGGTCGCGCGAATCGGCAACAGCGTGCCACCTGAACTGGCCGAGGCCGTCGTTCGCGCCAACTACTGCGCCGAAATCGAGGTCGCAGCATGAACGCTAGACCCCACACGGAGGAACCCCATGCACAGTAAACCCATGGAAGAATCACAAGGCACCTTCACCACGACAGAGACGTCCCCCCACGAATGTCGCCGTTGCGGAAGGGGCCCGGTGAAGTGTCAGACTTGGGAGAGCCAATGTGGAGGCTATGAGGATTACCAATACACATGCCCGGCCTGCGGGTACGTGTGGTGGGTGGACGGGATCGACTCATGAAAATCACCCTCGAAAGCACCGACAAGATCGTCACCCTCAACGGCGTACCGGCCCGGCTCTGGGAAGGCATCAGCGAGAGGGGAATCCCGGTCGTCGCCTTCATCACCCGACTGGCCGTCCCCGAGGGCCAGCCCGCCGAAGCCTACGAACAGTTTGAACGGGAATTGCAGGAGCACAGAGCGCCAAAGCCGGAGCTGGCCGGCGCGTTCGATCCGCGATTGATCCTTTAACGGAGTTTGATGATGCCGCCGTGAATGAGGCCGAACGCCATTATCTGCCGCGCTTCTGCGCCCTGGAGATGCAACTGTATCGCGAACTATTCGGACGCGATGCCGTTCCCGAGCGTCTCAAGCCGGCCCTGACCGAATGGATGCCCGACTGGCGGGCGGTGGCCAAACAGATGCCCCCGGTCCTGCCGCAGCGGGGAAAAGTGAAGCATCGACGCCGGCCGCAAGCCCCGCCACGGCCCGTGCGAGCTATAGAGGCAGCATGATCGACGAAACCTGCGGTGCCGCGGCGATCGAGGAACGCGAGCGTATCCGAAAACGCGGCGTGCGCAGCGCGGTCATGATGGCCCTGAACATCGGCAACTTCTGGCTGCCCAAGAACCCGGTCGAGCGGATCAGCGAACTGGGATGGATTTTGCGCTACACGCTGGATGGCGGTTTTAGCACCAAAGCGAGGACACCCATGGACGTGAACAAGCTGGCCGACCAATGGATCGACGCCGTGGTGAAAATGTGTCTGTCCCACGACAAGGCCGACTACGACGCCGCCGACGCGCAGGCCGACACCTTGCTCAGGCCCATCCTGGCAGCGCCGATCAAACAGGTGCGCGAGTTCTATCACCTGCTGCTGCAAAAGATGCGCGATGAAAAGCGCGTGCCGTTTCTGGTCTGGGTCAGCTTCGAGGCATGGGGCGAGTTCGCCGTGAAAGACGCCCCCGATCAGGGCGTGAAGCGCTTGAAAGCCAAGCTGGCGGCGGACCTTGCCGAGCTGGTGAAGGAGCCGGTGGCCGAGCAGCTGCCCAAGGCGATCGCCCGCGCCCTCAAGTGGCGCGATCCCGAGCAGCTCAAGGAAGTCAAAGCCGCGGTCGAGGCCGGGGCCAAACCCAAGCTGGTCGGCCGTCAGTCCTGTCTCTATCTGGAATGTCCCGTACCGGGCAAGGAACCGGTGAGTGTGATGATTTAACAGGAGCGTGTCATGAACGATGCGAGATTCCAGGCGTTGATCGAAGCCCTGGAGGCGATGCCGGAAGCGGATTTCGATATGGAGCGCTGGGATGGCTGCGCCGTGAGCCACTACATCCGGCACAACGCCCACTGCGGACTGACCGTGCAATGGATGCGGGTCGATTTCGGAGACGGCGAGAAGCGAATGGCCTTGATGTTGTTCGATCCTCTCACCAAGGCGATCGGCTACACCGCCGCGGCCGGGCATTTCGGCCTGAGGCTGGATGAAGCCTTCCGCCTGCTCAGCCCCACGGAATATCCATCACCGAACAAGTGCGTGGTGATCGGCCGCCTGGTCGCCTTCTACGAAGGACACCGCCGCAAAACCTTCGGCGAGAAGATCATGGGCGCCGGACGGTGATGTTCAAATGATCCCCACCCTCGACAACATCTGCGCCAAGACCGCGGCGTTCTTCAACGTCGAGGCGGCCGACCTGCGCGGGCGGCGTAAATTGCAGCACTTCACCGAGCCGCGCGAAGTGGCCTACCTCCTGATGCACCGCTTCGGCCGGCGGACCTGGGGGCAGATCGGGCTGTATATGAATCGCGATCATGCAACCTGTCTGCACGGGGCGCGGCGGATGGAGCAATTGATGCAGACCGATCCGACCCTGCGGCAACAGGTGGAAATCCTCGATCGGGAATTGCGTTTGGAAGCGGAACGACAGGCGGCCCAACCGCGGGCGGTTGGACGCCGACCTGTGTGCGGCCCGGCGCCGGGCGGTCCGGTGCCGGCCTAAAAAGGCGGGTCCCCATCCGCCGATGGAGCCCTTAAAGGCGGATGGGGACTTTTGTTTCGGAGCGATGCAAATGCCCACCGCCTGCACTGAGCAACGTCGAAGTGTGGTTCAACTGGCGGCGCGGTATCTCCGCTGGGCGGGGAAGACCTACCGCAAGGGGGGCAAGCCCACCAGCCACGTCGGCAACATCCGCTATGCCCTGCGCGATCTGGACGAGCAGGCCGGCGGGCGGGCGGCCGATGATTACGCGGCGCCGGACCTGGCGTCCCTGCGCGATCGATTGGCGCTTGAGCGTCTGGCCGTGGCCACCATCAACAAGCGCCTGTCGATCATCCAAACCGCGTTCGCCTGGGGCCGGCAGTATGGCCTGTGCGCTGCGGCGACGGTGGCGGATCTGGCGGTGGTGACGCCCCTGCGCCCGGGCCGCTCGCCAGCCAAAGACCCGGTGCCGGTCCTCCCGGTCGATCGCCAGGTGGTTGAGGCGACGCAACGTCATCTTCCGCCGGTGCTGGTCGACCTGATCGAGCTGCTGTGGATTCAGGGCTGCCGGCCGCAGGAAATCTGCAACCTCTGCCCGGCCGAGCTGGAAATCCCCGGCGCCGAAGCGGGAGCAGGGGGAGCGGGGGAGGTCTGGCTGTATCGGCCCACGCGCTACAAGACCGAGCACCATCAGAAGTCGGGAGGGTCGGCGGGGGGGCGGGCGGTGCGCTGTCTGGGACCCAAGGCGCAGGCGATCCTGCGGCGCTATCTCAAACCCGATCTGCGGGCAAGTTCGCTGGCCGCCCCTTTTTTTCCCCGCGCCAGGCGCAAACGCAACGCCTGGCCGAACGCTGGGGCCGGGGCGAGGACGGAGGGAATGGAGCGGCAGCGGCGCAGAGTTGGTTGTCGGAGGAGTTTTACCAGCGGGCGATCGACGACGCGGTGGCGGATTGGCCGCAGCGTTTCACGACCGCCAGCCTGCGCCAGGCGATTCACCGGGCAGCCGACAAGGCCGGCGTGCCGCGCTGGAATCCCAACCAGCTCCGCCATGCCAGGGCAACACTATTGCGCAAGCTCAAAGGGATCGAGGCGGCCCGGGTGCAGCTTGGCCACGCCGCGGTCAAGACCACGGAAATCTACGCCGAGCGCGATCTGGAGGCGGCGATGCGCTTGGCACTGGAGTTTGGATGAACGAGCCAGATGACATGAGCGACACTGAGAAGAAGGCAATCACGCGAGAATTCATCGATCGGGCGATCCGCGCCATCCGCAGCAGCCCGGATGATCTCCGCGCCAAGGGCTTAGCCGTGGCCGTGCACAACGATTACCGCGTCGATAACAGGCCGCACACCTTCTGGTTGATGACGGACGATAGTGATGGCGCATTCTTCAAAGGCGAGGGCGAAACCGACGCCGAGGCGCTGGACCAGATTCGGAAACAGGTTGGGGCGTTGTAAGCCATGGGTTCGTTCCGGGCGGGAGAGAAAAGCAATTTTGCTTACGTTGTTGTGAAGATGGAGAAGTTCCAATGAGCATCAAAACCGCCCCGACAACCTCCGCCGGATTCGCCATCCAGTCGCGTCAGTGCGCCACCTGCATCTACCGCAAGGATTTGCCCTGGGACATCAAACGCTTGGAAGGGCAGATCGCCGACCCGAAGATGGCGGGTTTCTTCAAAAGCTATCGCGTCTGTCATCACGCCCGACGACTGACCTGCTGCGCGGGATTCTGGGCGCGGCACAAAAACGATTTCACTTTGGGACAGCTCGCCCAGCGGCTGGGGCTCGTTCGTTTTGTGAAGGACGAAAGCAGGAGCGCATGAGCACGAATTCATCCATCGAATGGACGCGGGGCGACGACGGGACGCCCGGCTGCACCTGGAACCCGGTGGCGGGCTGCACTCTGAAAAGCCCCGGCTGCAAGAACTGCTACGCCATGCGGATGGCGGCGCGGCTGGAAGCGATGGGGCAGGAGAAATATGCCGGGCTGACGAAGAAGGTCAACGGGCGTTACGTCTGGACGGGGAAGATCCACCTCGATGAAGAATCGCTCTCGGCCCCGCTGGGCTGGAAGAAACCCCGCCGCGTGTTCGTCAACTCGATGAGCGATTTGTTTCACCCGGACGTGTCGTTCGAGTTCATCGACAAAGTGTTCGCGGTGATGGCGCTTTGCCCACAGCACGCCTTCCAGGTTCTGACGAAACGGCCGGAGCGGATGGCGCAATACCTCTCAAACGACAATGTGGGGGCGGCGCGTGATGGCGCGACACGGCGGCGAATCGTCTTGGAGATGCACAGATACAACGCTCCGCCAGCCCCTCAAGAATGGCGAGAGTGCAGCGCCCGAGTGCATTACGGCCACGGTTGGCCCCTCCCCAACATCTGGCTGGGTTGCTCGACCGAGGACCAAACCCGCGCCGACGAGCGAATCCCGCACCTGCTCAAATGCCCGGCGGCTGTGCGCTTCCTCTCATGCGAGCCGCTGCTGGGGACGATTGATTTATCGCGATGGTTCTTCACTTCCAAACCAGCGCCTCCAAGAGAAGCGATTTACGACGACAGGCAGACTTGGGACGAGAGCGGAATTCATTGGGTGATCGTCGGCGGTGAAAGCGGACCCAACGCCCGCCCCATGGTCCTGGGCTGGGCCAAAGACATCGTCCGCCAGTGCCAGTCTGCCGGCGTCCCCGTGTTCGTGAAGCAACTCGGCGCCCATCCCGTCAATCGCGAGGGCCAGCGCTGCCCGAAGATCAAAGACCGCAAAGGGGCCGATCCCGCAGAATGGCCGGCCGAACTTCGCGTGCGAGAATTTCCCCAGGCCCGAGCCATGCACGAAGGAGCGCCATGAGCGAAGATCGATCGACTTCAGATCAACCGACGCCGGCGCAGGAGACCCCGGCGCTAGAAGCTCCGCCGCCGCCGCGCGCCATGAAGACCGACGACGAACTCAAAGCGCTGGCCCGCGACATCTATCAGGGCAGAGTCTTCACCAGCAGCCATATCGCCGACCCGCGCGACGTGGGGTTGGTGTTCATGGTGCTTTCGCTCGGTGCGAAAATCCCGCCCGACACCGCGTTCGTCTACGAATATCTGGACAAGGCCGGCGAGCGCAGCATCAACGGATACCCAACGTTCTTTAGCTGCAAGCTGCTGAACCAGGCCGAAACCGAAAAGCTGATCGGCTATTTCAACGCCATCAAAAACGCGGTCGAACAGGCGATATCACCTGCGCTGTCGCCTGCGCCATCAGCGCCGATCGAGGGCACATGAAAGGAGAGCAACCATGGGCGGTCAATACCAAGACACGTTGAGCAAAGCGGAGGCGGCGGGAGACGTTGCCGTCAACGACATCCGGATTCACAAGAGCGGCGATGAGGTCCATCTGCACGATGACCAGGCGGGTTTGAAAGTCGCGGTCCCGGCGCCGGCGTTCAAAGACCAGCTTGCCAATCTGGACGATCCCGACACGCCCTTCGTCACCTTCAGCGATCCCAAGCTGCACACGACGGCGAAGATCGCCAAGGACGCCAGCGGCGGCGACGTGACGGTCACGATCGAGAAGACCCGGCCATCGGGCCTGTGGGGCAAGCTGAAAGACTTCGCGGGCAAACTGTGAGGAGGTCGCCCATGGACCAGCGCTATCAGGAGTTCTATTGCCGGCAAGCCGGCGGCGGCTGTGGGGGATACATCCTGCTGCCGGTGACCAACGCGGGCACATACAAATTGAAGTTCATCTGCCCCAAGTGCAAACACGTTCACGACCGGGCGGTGTTTAACGGCGAGATCGTCAATCGCACCGTGGCGGACAGCCACACCATCGAGCTGTTGCCCACGCTCTCCGCCTGGTCGCCCGAGCCGCGGACGCGGAGCATGCGGGCGATGCACCTGCGACGGCTGCGCGCCCACAAACGGGACTGGCTTCAACAGGGAGCGACCCTCGCCAGCAAACCGCGGCATTTCCTCGACGAATCGTGGTTCAATACCCAGGGAGTTCAAGCATGAGCGCCGCCGTCCCGCGAACCAGCAGGGGTGTCACCTGTTTCGGCAACGTCGATGTCCCGGTCCCCGAATCGCTCCGCCTGATCGAAGATGGCCAGAAGCGCCAGCGGAAAAAGGGAGACGTGATCTTCTGCATCCTCACGCCGCACGATGGGGACAAGCGGATCGTCTGGAACCGTTTCCGGCTCGATGAGGTCAACGACGCCCGCCAGATGTTCGACGATCTTCTGGCCCAGGGGATGATCGCCCACCGCGTCAAGCGCAACGGCGAACCCAGCGCCGAGGTGCTGTCCAGCTTCGATCCGCTCCTGGAGGAGGTGAGTTTCCTGGACACGGCCGAGGAGCAGCAAACCTTCCCCGGCAGCCGGCTGGCACGCCGAATCGCCGCCGGTGAGGAAGTGGTTTTCCTGCCCCGCAAACAGATTGTGGGAGGATGACCATGGCAATCACCATCGATTACGGCGGGATGAGTTGCGGGCAGACGGGTTATGCCGGAGTGTGGGTCGATCTCTGCGATGGGACGACCGCCGCTTCCTGTCCGAGCTGGCAGCCGATCGGCACACAGACGCAGATCCTCTACGACAAATACAAGCCGCAGTTCATCAACCCCTACGCCACCAGCAACGCGATGACCGTCACGATCGGCGGCAATGAGTGTGAACAATGGCTGCGGCAGAACATGCACCTCTGGTATCGCAACTTTTACACGGGAAACTGGACGCAAACATGGACGCAAATCACCGCTCCGCAGAAAACGCCCGGTGAGCGTCTCCGCGAGATCATCCGCGCCCGCCAGGCCCCGCTGCATCTACCCTCGCACCGCAAGCTGCTTTTGCCCACCGATGACGCCCGCGAACTCCGCGCCCGCGCCAGCTTCCGCAGAATTGTCGGAGAGCACAACTGGCGCAGCTACTGCGCCCGAGGTTATGTCTCCGTCCGGGGCAAGAGCGGAAGGGTCTATCAGATTTTCGCCGGCCACGATGTCACCCGCGTCTATGAAGGCGGCCGATTGATCGAGCGCTTGTGCATCGTGCTTTCGGGGCACTACCCGCCGACCGATTCCATCCTCATGCGCTACGTGATGGTGCTGAGCGACGAGGCGGGATTCTGTAAACAGGCCAACCGCACGGTCTGCCACGGTGAAAATCCCGCCGTCGTCAGCGAACGCGAAGTCAAAAACGATCTCCTCACCGAATGGCAGCGGATCAAAGGACGGGCAGCATGATCGAATTCACAGACGGCGAAACCCAAGAACTGAAAAACGCCCAGGAAGGCGCCGATCCCGAGGCCAGGGAACTATTCAGACGGCATTTCGACCGGAGTAATTATCTTCAAAAGTTGCGCGATCAAAGGGGGATCAGGATCGCGTGGGATATGTGGTCGGTATTGCGTTGGTGGTCGGTTGGCGTCTATTTGGGACGCCGGGATTTTGCGGCATGGAGGATTGGCGCAGCCGCCATCGAGGCGAGTTGCAGACGGGCCGGCGTCATCCGGTCCGCCGAAGTCGAAGCCGGAAGATTTGGAGCGGCCGTGGAATCCGCGGTCGGAGAATGCGGAGAATCAGACATGAAGAAGATGAAAACGACAACGGTGCGCGGACAGCGAATCGAAGCTGATGACCTGGTGGTGGGGCTGATCGACCTGCTGCTTAAAACCGAACGGTCGCTGGAATCGGTGAAGAAGGAACTCGACGCGCATCTGGAAATGATCGCGGAACTCCAGCCGAAACTGAATCCAGACGGCACGATTACGGTCCTCGCCATGCGGGTCGATGGAGATTCCGCAGACGAGCACCGGGTTACATTGATGCCCATTAAACCCCTACCTGAAAAGGACAAGAGGCATGAAGAAGATGATGCCCAAGGTGATTTACGCGATGTGGGATAATGAAGGAACGCGCGACGAGTTTTTGCATACCTCGGAGGACGCCTCGGAACTAAACGGAATGGACCAATCCTCGAAGGTCGGCGTGTATGAATTCGTCGGCTTCGCTCAGGTGCAGAACGCGACAACGGTGATTCCGCCGAAATCCAAGCGGGGAAAGCGCTGAACTTCAATGACCCCCTCCCTCCGCCAAAACCCCGCCCGCCGCAGTGTGGTGTTTTAACGGAGCCAAGCCACCAACGGAGCACGAGGCATGACCGACCTGCCAACTCCCATTTCCGAGCGCGGTCCGCCGGGACGCTTCCTCTTTTCTCCGTGGCAGATGGGCCAAACGAGATGGGCACACTCTTTAATGGCGGCACCGGAGGCCGCGGACCAGGACAATGCAGATCACCAACGACGACAAGCGCGCAGCCTGCGCGTTACCGGACGAACCGACAAGTCTTTTACCCGATGACTACCTGATCGAACGCGAGCAGTGGATCGCCCGATTGGAGTCCATCCACCGGCTCAAGAGAGGAATCTGGCGACGACTTCGCGACCAGCATGTTCCGCTCATGGAGGATTGGCGCAGCCGCCATCGAGGCGAGTTGCAGACGGGCCGGCGTCATCCGGTCCGCAACGCCGCTTTTAACGTCGAACCGACCGAAAGGACTTGATCGGTGCCACGACGCGCTTCGCCGCAGATCGATTTTCATGCGCTCGATTGGGTCGATGACTCGTTCGAGCTTTGCGGGTTTCAGTTGCAGATGCGCCTTTTAATGCTCAACCCGGACCGTCCCGGCTACCTGCCGACCCACCGTTGCGCTGACAACGACGAATTCGTGGCCCGAAAATTCGGGACCGACGTCGCCACGGTCGCAGCCCAGGTTCGCGCACTAAGTCAACGGGGCCTACTGGCGTTCAGCGACACTGGCCTTCTGCACGATCCGCAGATCCTCGCCCAGTTCATCGGGCAACAGAGGATTGATCGGGATCGAGACGCCGTCGCCGCCCGCGTCCGCCGCCATCGCGAAAACAAAGCGTTACGTAACGCGTTACATCCACCGTTACGTAACGCGTTACATGCGGCGCAACGTCCCCCGCCCCCTGGCCCTTTCCCCCCCCCCACTCCCCCCTTACCCCAAACCCCTTCCCCCGAGGTTGCTGCGCAACCTTGCGTCGGCGTTCCGCCGATCGCGGGAAACGCGCAAACGCCAGCCGCGGAAGGGCAAAAGCCGCAAACCAGATCGCGAGCGGCGATCGGGGCGATGCACCGCAAACTCGATGGCGAGGTGAGCGAATACCGCACGTTGACCGACCACTGGTGTCTGCGCAAGCGCGAGCGGATTCCCGGTTATGTCTTCACCAAACGCGACGGCGCAATTTTTGCGCAGATCTGGGAGCGGATCGGCGGCAAGACGGCGGCGCGGCCGGCGGAAAACCAGATGGCGTTGCCGGTGGGCAAGCTGCTGATCGACCTGTTCTTCGGCGATTCCATGCTCCGCGGCCACGACATCCGCACTCTCGCGCACGATCTGGATCATTATCTCGAACGGGCCTCGCGCCCGGATGGAGCGAAGCATGTCCTCAATGCCCGAGCAAAACCGACCGCCGCCCAGCGCGGAGAATACGCCAGCGATGTCCCCATCATCGTCCACGGCTATGGAGGTCAACGTGCAGCGTCCGAGCCTCAAGGAAAGACTGCGGCGGCTGATCGCGCAAAAGACCGAGCGACCGCCTGAATCGGATGATCTCCGTCGCGAGCGCGAAGCCCGGCGGCGCATTGATGCACTGGCCCTGCGGCGCGCCAGCGGTATCGAACAGGAGAAAATGTTTCGCGAGGCCGAACTGCGACACCTCGATATCCGGTTGCCGGCGGAATTCCGGGCGCTGGCGGCGCGGCTTCATTCGCTGCTGGACCAGCCGGAATTGATCGCCATTGCCGGCGATCGCGGACGCGGCAAGACGTGGCTGGGCTGCGGATTGATAAACGCCTTCTGCGATGCCCTGCGCCCGGCCATCTATCGGCGGACAGCGCGATTCTTCGAGGAGCTTTCGACCGCAGACTGGTCGGATAAGGAATGGGTCAGACGGAATTACGTGACGCCTGAATTACTGGTGCTGGACGAGGTTCAGGTGCGCGATGCCGATCGGGTTTGGCAGGACAACGAATTGACGACGTTGATCGACCGCCGCTATGCCCGCTGCTCCGCGACGCTTCTGCTGAGCAACTTCACCCCGGAAATGCTGGCCAACAATCTTGGTGAGAGCATTCAGCGCCGGTTGAGCGAATCGGGCGGCACCTGGCCGACGCCGTGGCCCAGGATCAAGGAGATTCTGACGTGATCAACCTTCGGCGTCGGTTGCGCCGGACCCGCCGGTGCGTGGGAGGCACTCCCGGTCCCAACCGGTGCTCTCCCGCGTACCCGGCGGCGTTTTTGAAAGGAGTCGCCTCATGCTAGTCCTTTCCCGACAGCGCGACGAGAAGATCATGATCGGCGACGACATCACCATCACGATCGTCGATATCCGTGGCGACAAGGTGCGCCTGGGCATCGAGGCCCCCAAGCACCTGCCGGTCCATCGCCTGGAGGTGTACCTTGAGATTCAGAGAGAAGAACGTCAACGCCAACGCGATGAACGCCAACAACAATCGTCCGCGCCTCCGACACCGGCGGATGCGCCGCGCGATCCTCCGTCGGGGAGTCCCTGAGATGGGCCGGCGCCGCACGCCACACCGTTTCGATCCCGATCTGTTCAACCGATCCGGTGAACGACTTCCCCGTCCGCTCGATCTGGAGGGCGCGTTCATCTGCCCGCTTCCCAAGAACCCGGCGGAGCAGAAGCAAATCCCGGCGGTAAAGGCGATCAGGCTGGAGGACAAGCTCTGGGTGGTCGAGAGCGCCGCCTGGCGCAAGGATGGCAGCGTGAAGGCGATCCTGCGAAAGCTCCAGGAGAGGGGGAGATCAGGGGAGGGGGCGAAAGGGAGAGAAGACGAACCTTGGACCGGGTGCCGGGTGAAGGTCGGGAAGAAGGTGATGGTGATCGGGCCGGTGGGGGAGAGCAGAAGTGTGGTGTTTTCAAATGCAAAGGAGTCCATCCATGAGTGAATCCGGATTTGGCCGTCGCCCCAGCAGCGTTGCATCGGGCAATTCCCGCGCCCGCGCCCTCACCTCGCGGGCCGCGGCGCAGCTCGGCGCGGAGCAGTTCAGCGACCAGAAAACCGACCATGAAGCCCATCCCCGGCGCAAGCCCTACGCCCCCGAGGACGTGTTCCGCGTCGAGGGAACGGGAATCCGATTCGTGGTGCCATCATGACGAATTCAGGGATCGCCCCGGCCCACGTGAAACGCGAACGCGATGCGCGCGGGCTGGAGAATGACACGATCTACCTCACGGAATTCTGGGCAGGCGTCAACCACGACGGGTCGGTCACGATTTGCCGCCAGCGCGAAGGGGAATCGCACACGGAGCTCATCCACATTCCCCGCCGGGCCTTCGCCAGGATCGTCGAGTGGTATCACAAGCCGCAATCTCGCGCGGAGGACTGAATGCTCTACCGCGAACAGCTCGACTCCCTGCCCTGCGCCCACTGCGGCGAGGTCCATCCCGGTCCGCGCTATCTCCATGCCCAGTGCCATCCCCAAGCCGGCGTCCGCGTCGTCCTGGTCATGCACAATCAGCGCGCCCGAATCGAGTGCGCCCAGTGCGGACGGGGCGTGGCCGAGATCGGCGTGTCTTTTGCAGGCGCGACGGTGGCCGTGCTGCCGCAATGTCATCGGCGCTCGCCCCATGAAGCGCGCTACGAGGACGGGACACTGCACGTCGTCTGCCACGTCTGCAAAAGCGAACTGGCCAAGTTGCCGGTAAGGTCGATTCGGACGCGGGCGCTGGAGGAAACGTGAACGAGAAGAAATACATCGCGATCGTCATCGGCCTGCGCGTGGAGATCACCAAGGCGCTGCCGCGCAGGACGAAGAAGCGGTTGACGCGATCGCAGAAGTTCCTGTTGTCGGCCGCCGGGCGGGGCGCGGGCTGCGAGCTGGACGTTTCCCACATGGCGGACCTGGCGACGTGTCTGGAGCAGATCGAATCCATCATCCGCCGGGCGCGGGCGACCGTTCGATGACGCCGAAGTATCCCATCCCGCTCGATGAAGCGCTGCGCCGGCTGGCCGATGGCGATCCCGTGGAATGCATGTTTCAGCCCCATGTCGGCAACGTCAACGAGATTCGGCGCTGCACCCGCCAATTGGCGATCCGCACGCTCTCCCGCTGGCGATGGATCGAGGAATCCGGGCCGGAGGCGCAGGCGATGGACTTCGGGATTCACGTCACCGGTTACTTTGAAGTGTTCGGAGCCGGATTGCTCTTTTTCAAAACGAAACCGGAACGCCGCGTGAGCGAAGCGCGATTACGGGCGCGGGAAGCGGCGGAGGAATCCTGAATGCATGAAAAAACCGGAGCGCCACAAAGCGCCCCGGCGTCTTTCAGGAAACCCCCAACCCCGAATCGGGGGCTGGGAGATGGGATTGTATCTCAGGCTGTGGGCTCGGCCACCAGAAACGTCCCCCGCTCGATCCACGAATAACCCTCCCCCAGGGCCGTCTGGAGTTGTTCCAGGGTCGGCCAGTCGCCGGCATCGTGATGCACGTGGAACTTGCGTCCCTCCCAGCGCTCAGGGAAGTAAATATCGGAGTTGGTCACGATCACCCGCGCCCCCGTTTCGCGCAGGGCGGCCAGCTCCTCCAGCACCGGACAGGCCGGCAAGCCGTTCTGAGCCCGGTCGAAATTGGCGTCCAGCAGCACCGTCAGCGCCGTCGGACCCATCGGCGACCCCTCCGGCCCCCGCGGAAAGAGAAACTTGCGGCTGTCTTGAGACAGGATCACCGCCGCGACGCCAAAAATATTCGCGGCCTCTTGGGCGAGCTTGCCGTCCTGCTCGATCCCTATGACCTCTTTGAATCCCGCCAGCAATGCCGTCTTGAGGTTGCGCCCTTTGCCGCAGCCGGTTTCGATGAAGGTGTCGGCCAGGAGGGATGAAAGCTCGCGGTCGAAGCGCAGGCGCGCATCTACACTGCGCCATTTGCCCCCTTTGGACCAGTCGATTTCCGCCCAGCCGTCCTCGCCCTCGAACAGCGGGATGCCTACATCGCGGGCGAACTGCGCCGCCGATTTGCGGTTGTGCAGCGAGATGGGATGCTTGCGGTGCGTCTCCCACCAGGCCGGGCCGTGATCCTCGTGGTAGACCAGGCGGCGTGAGATGCCGCCGCGATCGGGGGCGTGACTGTCGCGCTCGATCAGCTTGGTCAGACAGGCGTCGAAGGCTTCGGCGGCGATCAGGAAATCCGGCACCTCGCGATGGACTCTGCGCCACCAGTGCGGCCGGAAGGCGATCAAGTCCGTGCCTGCGGTCGGATCGTCGAAAGCGAACACATAGGACGGGGGGACGTTGCTGGCGTCGACGACGTTGATCCGCCCGGAATAACAGGCGTCGTTCTTGCCCTCCGCCATCGTCTGGCGCACCGCTTCGTAGGCGTCGGGAACCAGGCAGGCGTCGCAGTTGGTCCAGACAACGATCGTTTCCTCGGGTTCGCCCCAGCAGCCATAATCGAAGATGTCTTTCAGGTAGGGAACGCGGCGGGCATCGTCGCCGAAGGCGCGCCGTGGCGCGATCGGCTTGAGCGTCACCCGTTCTTCGTTGCCCCAGGTCTTGACCGCGTTGTCGTTGCGGCGCCGCTCATCGTCGCTCTTGGGGGAGTGCTCATGGAAGATGTGAACGATTCGTTCCACGGCTATTCGTTCCATACATCGACCCCGTACTGCTGGCGCAACAACTCGATCGCCCGCTCGCCGTGGAAGCCGAAGGTCAGCCGGCGATCCTCCGGCCAGGGGTGCGGCGGCGGCTGATGACACTCGAAGCTGAACCGCGCCGCCACCGTCACCGGGGCAAAGCGAATTCCCGCCGCCTCCATCGTGGTACGGCAGAACACGCAACTGAACCAGTCCTCGCAGTGCTCAGCCGGCGGGACCGGCGTGTCGGGATGCTCCATGCGCCCGTAGCCGAGTTTCGCTGTCTCCTGAAGGAACCTGCGGCTGCGCAGGGAGAAGCCGCCGTTACCGACGATCCATTGATCCTGCCAGTGCCACGGACTGCCGACGTAATCGTAGTCGAGGAACGCCCGGCTCCAGGTCGAGGGATTCCGCGCGAAGCCGTCGCTCTGCACGATCAGGCAGTGCGGCGCGTCGATGAAGCGGTGCAGCTCCTCGAGAACGAAGCGGGAATAGTCGTAGACGCTGGCGAACGGCTCGATCTTCACATAGGCGGCATCGACGGGCAGCGCCTTCGGGCGCCGCGGGGCAAGGAACATCACCTTATCGACCTGGCAGTGCCGCAGGGTGCGATTGACCGCGGCGCAGCCCTGCTCGGGATGATTGGTGTCGATGCAAACCAGCGTGACCCCGCTCAGGTCGGCCTTGGGGCTGTCCCATCCGCCGGGCCGCAGTTCATCGGGATCGCGCAGGATTCCCGCCGGCCGCTCGCCCAAATCGACCCCCAGCGTCAAGAGGGCGCGGCGCAGGCTGGAATAGTCGTAGATGATCTGCTCGTAGGTGAGCAGGAGCCAGGGTAGGGGAGGAGGGGGAGAAGGGGAGAGGGGACGAGGGGAGGATGGGGACTCGACAAATTCGCTGATTCGGCGCAGGGCCGAGGCGAGGTTGGCCAGTCCCTCCGATTTGTCCTGAACGTACTGGCGGCGCAACTGCGACTGCACCGTCGATTCGCCTGACCGCAGAAGCACCAATAGCGCGACGGCGTATCCCGCCGCTTCCAGCTCGCCACGCAGCACGGGTAAATCCGGCCAGCCGCGCTGGTCGCCCACGCCGTAGGGCAGGCTGCGCTTAACGACGATCTGCCGGCCCATCTCCGAGAGCGGAACATCATGGCGCGGGTCGCCGGTGTTCCACGACTGCCAGCCAGCCGCTTCCAGGAGACGGTTCAAGAGCGTCGAGCCGCTGCCCTCGGGACAGACGATCAGCAGTGCCCGTTTAGTTGCGCCCGCAAAATGTTCTGTATCCATGCGAATCCGCCGGGTTGGGCGGCTTCCTCGTAGGTCAGTCTCTCGATCCAGTGCGGGTATCTTCGCGAGGCGCGGAGCGGGTCATCCAGCACCAGCGCGATGGTGGGGACCTGCGTCACCCGGCCCAGGTGCAGGATGCCGTTGTCGCTGGCGACCAGAACCCCCCCAGACTCCGTCGCGCGCTCGAACAAACCCAGCAGATCATACATCCGCGGGGCCCGGAACGAGCCCAGGTCGAGCCACAGCAGCGCGGGGAACTGTTTCTGGAGAAAGGCAAATAGGGCCTCACCGCGGGCGAATCCGGCGGGCCGGCCGGCGCTGCGGAAGTGGGTGCAATTGAACAGGGCCAGGGGAAGGGGAGACGCGGGGGCGTATTTTTCCACGATCTGCCGCTCCTCGGGATCGCGGCATTCGTGTACGTCCAGCGGCAAGGTGTCGATGAACGACAGCGGGCAGCCGGTCCGGTCCCATTGCACGGTGATGAAATCGCGCAGGTCGCGGCGGTCCCAGGCGTTGGTGGTGATCCGCACCTCGTCGAAGCGGCCGAACTCGCCCTCGACGGCGCGGTGGAAAAGCGGCATCGGGCCGCCGGTCCAGTCGCAGACGACTTGCTTCATCCACGCGAAGCGCTCGCACATCTGCACATAAGGCTCATCCACCAGCAGCGTGATGCGGCGGTGGGCCTGTTCGGTGAGCCAGCGAAATGCGGGGATCAGCGTCAGCAGGTCGCCGGCCCGCCCGGGCTGGAGAATCGCAGTCTTGACCGTGGCAACCTCTTCGCCGCAGCAGCCTTTGCTCCCCGGTGGAGATGGGGCAGGCGGCGCCGGCCAGCTCCAGGAATCTTCGCCGGTGTCCTCGAGCGCTCGGGCGGCCGCGTCGTATTTGCCCTTGGGGCATTGGCCGCTTTGGGCGTGGATCGTCAGATCGATGCCATCGACCGTGCAGGCGCAGGCTCCGAAGCAGGGGCGCTGGGCGAATGGGCAGGTGTGGCAGAGGGACAGGCGATCGTCTTCGGTCTGGGACTTCATCGCGTACTAGGCGTCCGTCACCACGAATTTACCGCCGAAGAAGCCGCCGGGCGGAATCGAGAAGCCGCCAAAACCGCCGAAGTTGTCGTTGGGTCCGGTCGGCGGATTATTGGAGACAGCGACGATCGAACCGCCGCAGGGCAGGGGAGGCCCCAAGGTCATGTAAGGAATGAACGGGGCACCGCTGCCGCCGTAATCTTCGCCAGCGACGATCGCGCCCTGACCGTTGCCGTTGAGCACAGGAGGAATCCCAATGAGCGGCGCGGCCGGGTTGGTCAGATAGACGATCAGACCGGTGAATCCATCAAAGTCGGGCGATGGCGGAACGATCACCAGCTCAAAGTGGAGCACTGAGCAGTGGAACTGGAGCACGCCGGAGCATCCGAGCCCGACCCATTGGTCCGATGAAGCCGGGATGTCCAAACCGTAGTAACAAGCGACGGTGGTGCCGAAGCTGCGATATTGTGCCCGCAGGGTGAGCGTGAAGGTGCCGTTGACGGGTACGGAATTGAAGCGGTAGGAGAAAAGACCGCCGAAGACCGTCCAGCAGGTTCCCAAGGCTGCGGCAATGTTGACATTGCTGATGGTCAGCGTCTTGGTTGTCTTGTAGCTCCCGGTGCTGCCCGAGCCGCCGATCGAGGGACAGTTGCAACAGCAGGGGCACGGTGAGTTGGACGGCGGCAGCGGGCCGGGCGTGAAGGGATAATCGCCCAGCCCCGGATTGCCAGGCACCGTCGCGCCCAGATAGAGCGCGCCTTTGCTGCCGAACAACCAGCCATCTGCGCCGAACAGGGCCATGGGAGAGAAGAAGACACGGGGACGGGGAGACGCGGGGACGCGGAGAAGGGATCATGAGGATGGCGGGACGCAGGATCCGACATCAATGACCTCGTTCGTAATCAGCAGGTGGGGTTTGAACATATTGGCTTGGGAATCCGGGTAATACAGCCCGCGCGTCCCCAGGCCGGCGTCGCTGACATGGCCGGGAAAGCGCCAATCGACCGGCACGTTGTCGGCGATTTTCACCCCGTCAAGCGCCGTGATGGTGTAGGTGAGGGTGGCCGCCACCGGCGGAAGGCTGGTTCCGCGCGAGCCCATGGGATTGCTCAAGGTCACTGGCACGCCCAGCCAGAGCTGCTGGCTTTCGCAGATCACCAGCGGGCGGACGGCGAGCGAGGAGCTGGAGCTGGTCTGCCCCGCCAGGTATCCCCAGACGAAGCGGGTGCCGTTGACGTTGAGATCATGGCCCATGGGGGCGAAATCGTTCTCGTTGATGTTGGCGATCCAGCAGTCGTCGCTGGTGTTGACGTCCTGAAACAGGTTCTCCAGCTTCATGTCCTGCGCCGGATCGATGCCGTTGCCGTTGTTGAGCGTTTGCTGTCGGCCCCCGTAAAATCCCCGTCCGCAGCCGGCGCTGGAGGTGATGCGGGCGACGGTCGGATTGAAGACATCCGATGAGACCGAGCGCGCTTGCCGCTGTTGCATGATGCGGATGCGCTGTCCGTCGTTGACCACGCCGTCGCCGGAGATGGTCGAGACGGTCTGGCGCAGATCGCGCAACCACTGGATATCCGCGGCGGTGAGATAGTAGCGGTCGGGCATGGGGCGTTAGAATGTGGCCGTTCGGAGTTTGGAATGAAGAAATGCTCGTTGCCGGCTTTGGAAACTCCATGCGCGCATTGCGGAGGTAAGGGATGGTATTGGCCGGAGGACCGCGATAAGGCGCTGCGTTGCGAGGCTTGCGGGGGCGCGGGGTATATTCCTACCGGCGATGGCGAGCGAATCCTTGACTTAATGCGCCATTCAGTCCGGGCATGGGTTGAGGATATCCCCCCGGCCGGTTGACATACTTCAAGCGATGCGCAGCTTTACGGCGCTGTCTGCCCCGTCGCACGCTCACTTCCGAATACGCGCGATTCCCAAAGGCGCTACTGTGTTTGAAGTATGGGAACCATCACACCGGCAGCTTTAACGACCAACGACCCGAGTTTCGCCAAGCGTCGTTGATCGAGCAAAATGGCAAAATGGATCGCCAAAATAAAACTCGTGCCCTCCCGGCATATACAGAACTTGACGTACTCAGGCGACACGCCGCAAGGGCGGCCGTTGCCGCGGCCGAACTGCTGAAAGATACGGATGGCGAACCGAATCCGGTGGTTCTTGAGATTGGATCGGAGAGGCTCAAGAGAATCGAAGCGGCGGCGGAAAAACTCCGCGACGAGAGCGTACTTTCCTGGCTTGCCGCAATGAAAGTGTCCCGTGACGCGGATTGAATCTCATTGCTTTTCGTGGGGCGTGAGATGCTCGGTCAACATCGCGTAGTATCCGATCCAAGTCGCGAATAGGTCCAACGTCGCGATTGGGTTCCCACGCATGTCCGCCTTCCGCTCTGCCTCAATTTGCTTCGCGCACCGCGCGAGCCTTCGGGCCTCCAAAAGTTCCGTAGCGAGATCCCTTACCGCATTATCAACGCCATCGCCGCAGTCTCCCGAAAATCCGACCTTGGCGTATCGTTCCAGGTCTTCGTTATTTATCACGTCGCACATCACACATCATAACAGATTCGCATACGGGATCGGCTTCAAGCGCCGCCAGTGTCCGACATAAATCTGGCCGGTAGGGACCGATGGAGCCTGGAGCGTTTCCCAGAAGAAGTCCGGCCCTTCCACCATCGGCGTCGGATTGGCGACGGGAGTAGCGAGCTGGTGCCCGACCTTGAAGCTGGCGGTATCCAACGGGAGTCCCGTCTTGTCGAGATAAACGATCGCTTCCGTGACTCTGGTCGGCGGCTGCTCGCCCACGTAATAAAACGGGGCCATCTGCGGGGTGGGGGCCTCTGTGTCGGGCGTCATCGATTGTGCGGGCGTCGATGGTTGGAACCAACCGACCGAGCCCTTGTTGATTTCCCGAACGTCCCAGGCATCGCTCAATCCATCCGGTCCGGTAGCGCTGAACGTGGGTCGGATTTCAAAGGTCCATCTGACTTTCACGAAATACGCCTGTAGCGAGTATTCGCCGATCGGCACGATGTTTTTAACCCGCGCCTGTCCGGGCTGCACCGCCGCGTTCATCACCTTGCCCTTGATCACGAAGTTGTCTTTATTCATCGTCCCCATCAGCCGGGTTGCCGCCGCCGGATCGTAAAACGGCTGGTAGCGCGTGTAGACGAGGTTCATCGTCGGCAGATCGGTCTGCGCCGGCGGATCGTAAGGTTGTCCTGCCGCGGTCTGCACCGGCGTACCCTGGATGGTGTGGCTGAAATCGACGCTCTGAAGCGCCGGCTCCCAAGCCATCATGGGCGGCTGACTCAGAGGATCGGCGCTGGCTGGCGCTTCGCCGCCATCAGGGACGCCGTATTCAGCGTGAACCCGGTAGACGGAGTAGAGGGATTTGTCGGCGCTGATGCTCAGACAGCGCAGGGTCGAGGAGAGATTGTGGGGTGCGTTGTAATCCACCGCGAACTGCGCCGAGCAGGCCGCGATCGCGTCCACCTCGTCGACGGCGTAGGCCACGTCGAACTCGCGGTGGGCGGTCCACTTGAGCAGGTCGACGTTGAAGTTGAGCCGCTGGTTTTCCCAGCGCTCGCTGGCTTGGGCGATGGTGGACATGGGAGTTGAGTCAAAGACCGGCTGGAGCCATTGCGTCTTTGAGGAATTGACGGGCCATTTCGATCAGATGCTGGAGGTGGGTATTGGAGGCGTTCTGGGCGTCGAGCTGCTTTTGCCAGATGGCGCGTGCCGTCTGTTCCGCCTGCCGGGCATTGGCGGCAAACGCTTCCCGCCCTGCATCCTGGCCGAATTTCAATTCCGGCGACTGGGCAAATGGTGAGCTGAACGGCCCGAATTCCGGCATGCCGGCCCGCGCGATCGCGGCCTTTTCGACGCCGACCGTCGCATCCCGCGCCGCCTCGATTTGCTTGCGTTCATCAGCGGTGAGGTCCTGGCCCTCGCGGAGCAGCTTGTTGAACTCCTCGCGTTTTTCGTTGAACTTCTCGTGAATCTCCAGGATCGTCGCCGCCTTCTTGGCCTGATTGCTGCCCAACTCCGCTTCCTCGTGCAACATTTCCAGGCCGGCTGACATCACGGCTCGTCGGCGCTCCTCGCGCTCATCCTGAATCTGGTTCTGGTGTTCGATCGTGGCTCGGTGATCGGCTTCTGTTTTCTGCGCATCAATGGCCTTCTGGGTTTGATCGTGCTGCCGATAAGCGCGCTCCCTTTCGGCGGCATCGTTGAGGGGAGGCTGGCCCGCGTCCTTTCGCTTCTGGGCCTCGTCGCGGATGCGATTCAGATCGTCATTGAGCTTCAAGTCGGCGCGGCGTTTTTCTTCCTCGTATTGATTATCGCGCAGCACCTGCTCGGCCTCGAAACTTTCGTTCAACCCGTGCAGTTCTTCGGCGTCAGCTTCGGCGGCAAGACGCCTCAGCTTTATTTCATGCTCGGCGTCGTCGGACTCCAATCGCTCGTTGTGCGCGGCGTTGCGGTCGCGCTCCTCACGGCGAAATTTATCGTGGATGTTCTCTATCTCAATCTGCGCAGCCTTGGTGGTATCCTCGATCGCGGAATCCTTCTGGGCGATGACCCCTTTCTCCAACTCGGTCGGATTGAAGTGGTGTTTCTTGTATTCTTCAAGTTCCTTCCGCAGGTCCGCGATGCGATCGGCTGCCGCCCGCGCCGCGTTTCCGACCGCCGCCCCCTCCGCGCTCATACCCGGTCGTTGCTGAGCCCGCGCCTCCGCCAGTTCATTCAGGGCCGATCGCTGCTCGTGATAGGCGCGGGTGGTTTCTTCCAGCTTCTCGTGCAGATATTTCAGGGTGCCGGCGTCCGAGCGGGCGCGGTCGATCACCTTGTCTGAAGCGCCGGCCTCTTTGAGTTGTTCTGCGTGCAAGTCTTTGTAAGCATCGACGACCCGATCGAGGGCACCGACCAGCGGGTCGATTGACGACACCACATCAAGCATGCCTTGAACCTTGGCCTTGTGCAGGTCTTCGGCATCCGTCGCCTCCGAGACTCTTTCCGTGTAGGCCCGCATCCCCTCTGCCGCTCGATTCAACCCTTCGGCCAAAAGGGCGACCACAATCCCGGCACCGCCGAGCTTCAAGCCATGCTCCAGCAGGCGCGCTCCTCCACGGCTTTCGTGGATAAAGTTTTCCAGCTTTTCCTTTGCCGACTTATAAGCCTCGGCAGTCATGTCCTTTGCGCGGAGCCAGAAAGTGATTTGTTCGGTGCGCTCGGCCATGGGGAGATTCGTAAAGGGGTTGCGTGGTCGCTAGGGTATCGCGGTACGGGGGAACATTTCGGGAGTCCCGCCCATGAAAACGTCAATCGCGGTTCTGCTGGTCCTGTTGTGTGCCGCCGGTCCACAGCCGACGCGCCCGGCCTGGGACGGGAAAACCTGGCAGCTTGGCTGGGCCCACGGCACGGCGCAGCAGGTGGCGGATCAGATCAACGGCGACGTTCTGCGTCTGGGTCGCCGCTGCGCCGAAGCGCGCTCGAGCATCGCCGATGAACGGGTGCGCTTGGGCAAACTGCACGATGCCCGGTTGGCCACGCTGCACGCCACAGACGCGGCGGGCAAGATCGCCCAGATCGCCGACCTCACACAGCGCCTCAACCAGGCGCGGGCCGATCACGATTCAGCCGCGGCCATCGCCCTCAGCTCGCAACTGAATCACGACCGCCAGGACCTGGCCGGGATGGAGACGGCGGCCATCGCCGGCGACGATTCCCTCAACCGTTCGCAGGCGCTCTTGCGCGATCAGGAGGTCCAGCTTGCGGCGCTGGCGAATTCATTGTCCGATGCCCGAGCGTGGCGCGGGCAGATGCTCGATGCCATGCGGAACTCATTTCAACTCGCCTGGCCGCTGCACAAGGGCGACGTCGGACTTCTGGGGCCGACCAAAAGCACCGATCCGCTGCGCGATCTGGTCCGAAAGACGCACGGGGCGCGGGTGTCCGCGATGATCTTCGACAACACCCGCCTGGCCTACGCCACCGAATGGCGCGAACAGACCGAGGAGCACGAATCGATCACCACCAACAAGGTGGTGCAGCATCCCTTCCTGGTCCAGCCCGACGGCGCGATGCCCGAGGCGGATACCGTCGTGGAGATTGCCGTGCTCGATGAAGACCCGCCCGCCGCCACGGCGATCGGCCAGGCGGTCGAATTGGCGGTGATCGCGCCGCGGCCGGATCACCCGTTCAGCCAGTTGATGAAGGCGATCGACGACGGGATCAAGTAGGAGACGCGAAGTCCCCGAGCCGCCGAGCGCCAGTTCTTCCCTGCCTTTTGTTGGCCGAGTCGTAAGCCTCGCCGGTTTCGTCCTTTGCGCGGAGCTTAAACGTGATCTGTTCGGTGCGGTCGGCCATGGTCTTTACTATTTGCTGTTTGACTTGCCCGGCTCACCAAGGGCATGATGGCTTCCGCTGTCCAAAAAACGTGATTCCCCCCGCGTCACAAACGGAATCACCACGAAACGCATCCGCCTCAGCGCCAAACTCGCCTCGCGCGTTATTTGGACAGCCGCTGTGTGCGGATGCTTGCGCTACGGAGAGCAAACATGAAACGCCTTTTTGAATTGATCGTCTGCCTGGCGATCGTCGCAGTGATGGTCGTCATCGCCGAGCGCCGCTACGCGAGGCCGACGATTCCCGAGGTCCCCGACAACCTCGCCCGCTCAATGGACTCGCTCCGGGCCGAAGTCGGACCGCATACTTACCGCGGGCAGGTTTTGCCACAGCAGTCGCCCCAGCCCCAGCACTAGGAGATCACCATGAACGCAGGACGCACATCGAACTCACTCGCACGACGCGGTTTTTCCTTCACCGAGATTCTGTTCGCCATCATGATCCTGGGCATCGGCTTCATTCTGGTGGCTTCCATGTTCCCGGTGGCCATCAAACAGGCAGATACCAGCAAGTCAGAGACGGTCGGCGCTCAACTCGCCCGCACCGGCGTCTCGTTCGTTCAGCAGATGGGGAGCACGAGCTTCTACCAGATTTCGCCCACGGCCGTTCCTGCTGGCGACAAGCTCTGCGTTCTGCGGCCGACCGTGCAATTTCCCGGCACTCATCTTTTCACGGATCAGGACTTGTATAACGCCATCAAGCCCGGCAGCGCTGTTGATCCAACGAACGCATTGCCGCCCTACACGGTGCCGGGAACTTACATCGTGCCTGGTGAGGTGTGGGACTTCATGCCGATCAGCCCAACCGGATTCGGCGCTGAGCCGGTCGCGGCGGTGGCTTCCGGCAGTGGTTCCGTGCCCACCAGCACGAATCTGAGTGCGCTGCTATGCTCGATGATTTCTGAGAACATGGTGCAGACCGCCGACCCGAAATACGGGTGGGTGGCATTCTACAAGCGCGACATGATCGAAACGGTGATTGCCCCGCCCGGCGGCGCCATCACGCGATCGCTGGCTTACGCGCCGTCTGCTCAGATCATCGTTGTTGCCGTTGCCGACCGCAACGCCACGTCCTACACCACTTCCATCAACCCCAGCGGAACGCCGGCCCTTGATGTGCCCGCCGTTCCCTCATCGCCCACGCCGCCTGCGGTTGTCACTCAGCCGCCATCCCTGCAAGCGTCCCGATCCGCACCCGGTTCCCCGGCCACGATCATCCCGCCCGATGCGAATAGCCTGGACGCCACCATTAGCTTCTCCGATCCAATTCAGAACCAGCGGGCCGACGAAGGCGCGTTTGTCATTGTCGCGGCCGACGCCCAGGGGACGATGCCGCTGAGCAGCCCGTTTCATGGATTGCTGAATGGGCGAATCTACCGGCTTGGGGCATTCGACGCAGGATCGTCGCAGTGGAAGTTCGCGCCGGGGTACGGGCCATCAACCTCCGACATCACGGCGATGGCCGGCCACAACAGATTTTCCGTCTACCTGATCGGCCGAGGGCTCAACCCGGACGGCTCAACGCCGGTCTATTCGGGGCTGGCGCAGGACGTGGCCGCCTACAGCACGTTCGTTTCCTGTCCGATCAATTGAAGCGGTCATCGTCCCGCTTTGAGCCGGTCGATCTGCGATTCGATGTTCTTGGACAAACTCCCCTGCAACTCGGTCTGAATGGACTCGATGCGCGAGGGATTGTTGGCCAATACGCCGATCGCCGTCGGGCCGTACAACTCGCGGATGGGCAGGGCGGGGCGCTTCTGCACCAGCGCCTTGCGCTTGCCCTTGACCATTTGCAATCCGGCGCCCGGTTTGCGCTTGAAGACGCCCTGATGTCCTTCGCGCTGCTGACTGCCGCGCAGGGGCATGGTGGCGATGAAGGCCCCGCGGATCAACTGACTTCCCCCGCCCTTGCGCACCGACACCCTCACGCCCTGCCGCGTCTGCACGGGATGGTATTCCCCCATGGGCACTTCGTCGTGCGAGACGTTGATGCTGCCGGCGAGCACTTGCGGCGTCGAACGGTGCAGTCTCAGCGCCCGCAATGCCGCCTTCTGGCTGATGTTCAATTCCTCGGTGATGGTTTTCTTCAAGAGGGTGCGGCCGTGCTCCAGCGTCTTGTTGATCGCCCCCGACAGAGCGCGGCGGGCGCCGTTGGGGATCGAGGAGAGCATCTTCTTGACGCGGGCCTCCTCAACCGGATCGATCACCAGCTCGAAATGGATATCGGGCATAATATGCGTCCGATGAGTTCAACCCTCGCCAAGTCGCGCTACCGCGAAGCCCGCCAAGTGTGGACGATGGCGCAAGCGGTTGCAGCCTGGCAAGCGCATTTCCCGGCGATCCGCCAGCGCGCGGCCGTGATGGGCCAAATTTCGCGCAATATCGATCAGTCGCTCGGATCGCAATGGCGCGAAGTGGATGTGGAAGCGTTCTTGGCCGAATTTGATCCCTCACGCTCTTATTCGCGAAAGTGGTGGGAACAGAAACTCGGCAGCGCGGGATTCGCACGCGAGATCGAGATCGACCACTACATGATCGTGCGCGAGGCCTTCGCCCACACGTTTTCCTTTACCATCCCCTCGACCGAAGCATTAAACGCGATCCGGTCATTCATCGGCGATGCGCCGGTCATCGAATATTTCGCCGGTCGAGGCTATTGGGCTTATCTGCTCAACCGGGAGTTTGGCGTGCAGATCACCGCCACCGACCGCAATCAGGTCCAGGGTGAACACAGCTTTGACTGCTCGGGTGGCGGAAGCTTCATGCCCGTCGATCCCCTGGACATCGGCGGAGCGCGCCTTCCCAATGGGTTTGTCGCCATGATCGCGTGGATTCCTTATCTGAGCACGGCCGCCGATCGATTCCTCAAGCGCATGCAGCCGGGTGAAAAACTGATCCTGATCGGCGAATGGGGCGGTTGCTGCGCCGCCGATTCGACCTTCGACATTCTGGAAAAGCATTTCGAGCAGGTCAGTGAGTTCGCCGTCCCGCAGTTCTACGGCCTGCACGATCGCGGCTGTTTTCTGGAGCGGCGCTAGAACTCCTCCTCCTCCCCATCGATCTTCACCGGCGCGCCGCGGGCGAGCTTGTGCATCTGCTCCTGCTGTCTGACAAACTCGATCGCCTCAAGAAAAATAGCGGCCTGGTCGTACAGGCCGCCGGCCGCCGGATAGCGTCCGGCTTTGAAATCGGGCAGGAGGTTGAGGATCTCCCATACGTCCGGGGTGACGAAATCCAGCGGGCAAGCCGTCAATCGCTCGGCCTCGAAGCGCCGGCCTCCGCAGCGCGGGCAGACGCGCTCGCCGTTCTGATCGAAGCCGCTGGTGCCCTGGCCGCCGCACTCCAGGCAGGGGATGTTCAAGCCGTCGGCGTCGCAGGTGGGTTTGAAGCACTTTCGCTTGGTGCGGCAGGGGGGATCGGTGAGGCAGAGTTTGCCCCAGCGGATTGCCGCTCCAATAGCAAGGCTTTTTTTTTGTCTACGTGCATCCTGATGGCGTTCTCCGTGCCCAGATCGAGCAGCTCGTACTTGTCCACCAGATCGATGATGTCGTCGAAGTTCGGGATGCCGTTCTCGTCGCGCTTGAACTCGACCGGCTTGCCTTCGCGGTCGGTGAGGTTCTTCCAGCCCATGTAGATGATGCCCAGGGCCTCGTCGAGCTTGGCCTCGGATTCTTCATTGCTCAGGCGCGCACTCTGGGAGCGCAGTTCTTCTTCCAGCTTCTGAATCCGCTTGGCCTCGCGGCGGGTGACGAAGCGGGCGAGAAACGTCGGGCGCGTTTCCTCGGGCTTGGCCTGGTCGGTAATCAGAACCACGGGGAAGGTTTCGGTGGGATCGCAGCTCAAAGGCATAGGTCATTTTTCCTTACGGGGAATCCGACGCACGGGACCGTCTTCAATCTTGTGGCATCCGTTGCAAAGCCATCGCACGTCCAGGCGATGCTTGCGCGCGTAACCCTTGTGGTGATGGGCGGTGAGCCGTCGTCGTTTCCCGCAGCGTTGACAACGTTCCGGTTTTTGCAATCGTCCATCGCGCAGCGCATTTGCGACGTGGTAACGGGCGGCGATTTTTCCCGCGTGGTGTTGTTTCTCGCGGGCATGGGCGGCTGCGAAAACCCGTTTGCCGCGGGCGGTTTCCCGGTACTGCTTTTGGTACTCGATCAGCTCGTCGCGGTGCTGGCGATAATATCGATGCGCACGTTTTTTTATTCGCGACTTCACCTCCGGTCGCGATCGATATTCCGCACTTTCTGCTAAATAGCGCTCGCGGTAGCGCAGGTAACGGGCACGCTGTTGCGCAGCCACTTTCTCAGGATTTTCCAAACGGTAGCGCCGCACTGCCGCCAGTCGTTCCTTGCGATGACGCCGATAGTGTTCGCGGGACCGCTTTCGCAGTTCATCTCCCTTGGCGATCGTCCGAGCCTTCATGTAGGCGGATACGCACTTCTTACACTTGGCTTGGCGACCATCTTTAGACCGCGCATTTTTGCTGAATGATGAAAGAAAAAGGTAACGGCGACATTTCTGACAGCGCTTTTTTGCCATCCCCGGACAATACCCGAATGGCATCGCGTTTACTATTACATTCTGCTAATTAAAAGTTAATGAATAGTCATCGTCTCCAGAAGTCCGGGTCGCAATAAACTCCAACGTGTCCGCCATCACGCCCTCGCGGTCCTCATCCTGCGGCGGGTTATTCAACTGCGCCTTGGGGGCGGAGAACTGGAGTTGGTTGCCCGCCGGGCCAGCGGTGAAGGCGAAGTTGTAGGTGGTCTGCGCGGTATGGGCCGCGAAAAAGTCCAGCGTCGAGAGCAGGTAGCTTTCCGGGGCAATACGGATTAGAGGCTCGCGATCGGTGACGATGCCGCCGCGGAATCCGGTGCCGACCGGGGTGGAAGCGCTATCGACGGCGGATTGGTCCTGTCTCAGATAGAGCTTATTTCCCGAATGAAACTCGAAATTGGGGAAGCGCATCGACTGGCCGCCCACCGTGACCGTCACTCCCGCGAAGCGCGGCGGAATCGTCGTCGGATAGGTAATGCCGCCGGGGATGGCCGTCGTCGAAGGGCTCTGCCAGACGCCGTCGAAAGTCCACTCGAAATAGATTGGGTTCCCCGCCTGCGCCCGGATGACGAAGTCGCCAGCGCAACCGGCCAGGAGCTTCAAGCGCCCGGCCTGGAACAAACCGATCGAGATGGTGTTGATCGGGCTGGCCGGGGTGGGGGTGAAGGGAGAGAAGGGGCTGCTGGTGCCGGGACCCAAACCGCAAGCCGGCAGAAGCAAGCTGGCCCAGGCCGGGGCGCCGGCAGTGGAGAAGAACTCGGTGCGGAACGTCGCCTTGCCGGCGCGGGCGCCGGGGATGGTGAGCAGCTTGGAAAGATACTGCTGTCCCTGGCGGACATTGGGCTTGATGTCCGGGGTGATCTTGGGATCGAAGACGGCGCTGAACAGTTGGCAGTCGGAGCTGCCGGGCGTGACGACGACGCCGGTCGTAGCCTCGAGTTTTGCGCCGAAAACTCGGTTGCGTACTAACAAGTTTGGGTCGAACGCCATTTGGGTTTACCTCGGGTGAATTGTCGGGGGAGAGTCGAAGGGATTAGGATCGTTGCCCATGCAGTGGCCGATGCAGCCGTTTCAGATGCCGAGCTTTTTCGCGCCAGTGGGTGGCCCGCCAACTCCACCGACAGAAGAAGAAAAACTCGCGCGGCAAATCCGCATATGGCTCAAGTTCGAGCCGGGGATGAAACTGCGACGCATCGCGCGGAACTCTTGGATTTACGGGCGCGCCGCTAAACCGCTGGAAATCGAGGAGGTCTTAGTGCAGTTGATCCGGGAGGGCGTCGTGGTCATGTCCAATGGCGGGTTCCGTCTGGTCGATGCGCGCTAACGGAGCGGAGACGTTGACGGTCGGCGCTTCCATGGTACGGCCGTGGTCGATCGCCTTCTGTGGCGTCTCGAACTCGATCCGATGGCCATCCTCGGTGATCAGGTAATACAGCGGCGGGCGCGAAGGCGAGAAGCTGACCCACACGTCAAAGTGCAGATCGCTATGCACCGGCTGGCCCGGATGTTCACCACCTCGAGCGCCCGCGAAATCATGGAATTGTTTGAATGGCATGATGTTTGGTCATTTGTCACTGGTCACTGGTCATTGGTCACTTGCCCGAGCCGCGCGGCAAAACAAATGACCAGTGGCAAATGACCAGTGACGCCGGGCGCTTCACGCCCGGAAGCTGTACGGATCGTTCCAGTTGGTTCGGTATTCGACGTAGACGCGCGTGATGACCCCTTCGTGCTCGCCCGCCTCGCGCTCGAACCACGACGGCGGCGCCGGCAGCGTATTGGCCGCCAGACCGCCGCGGTGGGGATCGAGCTGGAGCGCCTTCTCGATGTCGGCGCGGACGATCAGGACCAGTTGATCGGCGGGGATGGGCGGTGAACCGCTCGGTCCTGGCTCGGGCTGGGCGCAGGTGGCGATGATCTCGAATTCCTGAATCCAGCATTGGATGTTGTTGCACTGGAGTTCGCGGTTCCACTGCGCTCCGCCGAGTTGCACGTCGGCGACGACGGTGATGCCGTCCGTCCCCACTTCACCCAAGCGATCGGGCTCGGTCGAATAGCAGTTGCACTGGTAGCCTTGCTCGACCGAGATGTCTCCGACGACCTGGAGGATGTTCTGGCGGATGCGCTCGATCAGGGGGAGATTGCCGCCCAGGAGTGTGGCGCCGGCGGTGACGATGCTGAACGAGTGCTGATGGAAGAACGAGCCGGTGGCGAATACGTCGTTGGCCTGGACCGTGAAGGTGCTGCTGCCGGCGGTGGTGGGCGTGCCGGAAATCGTCCCCGTCGAAGCATTCAGAGTGAGGCCGGCCGGAAGGCTCCCGGATGCGATGCTGAAATTCTGGCTGGTTCCCTGCGTCTTGGCGATCTGGAGGGCCTGAGAATAAACCTGGCCCACGACCGCACTGGCGACTGAGGCGGTGGTGATGTTGATCAGGTCAAACTCGACGACGCGGTATTTGAAACTTTCGTAACCATAGAGGACGTTGTTGACGGGATCGAAGGCGTGACCCGGCTCCAGTCCGGTGAAGGCGCTTTGCGAAGTTCCCGCATTGCTGCTGACCCAATCGGCGGCGTTGAGGTTCTGGCTGGCGTTGGCGCCGTTGAAACTGGAGGTCGCGCTGTTGGGAACGATAAACTCGACGATGCGGACGTTACTGGAGTCGCAAGCCCAGAGCCGGTTCGCCGTCGAATCGTAATTCAGATCGTCGGGACCGTTCAATCCGTTCTGCGTATAGGTGCTGCCGGCGTAGTGGGTGAAGTCGGCTTGCCCGAGCACGAAGGTCGCGTTCTCACCGTTGATGCCGCTGCCTGATCCGGGGGGCGCGCTAAAGCACAAGATACGGTTGTTGGCCGAATCGGAGACGAACACGCGGGCATTGACCGGATCGTATGCGATCCCAAAGGGGCTGGTCATCCCCGCTTGTCCGTTGCCTGCGACCTTGGCGGTGAAACTCGATTGACCCAGGACGAACGAGGCGGCCGGGTTGCTGGCGCTGGAATCGTAGACGCCGTTGGCGACCGGGAAGCACATGACCCGGTTGTTGCCCGAGTCGCTCACAAACAATCTTCCGTTGACCGCGTCATAATCGATGTCGTCCGGTCCGGCCAGTCCGGTTTGGGTTGTGGCCGATCCGTTGTGAGTAAAGTCGGTCTGCCCGATGACAAAAACCGCTGCGGCAAAATCGGTCAGATTCCCCGGCCGGCAATCGAAACAGAGGACGCGACGGAGGCCGCTATCGCTGAGGAACAAGCGGGCGTTGGCGTTGTCATAGCAGAGATTGCAAAAACGAAAAGTCTGTGACGTGGTCGCCCCGCTGCCGACGACGTTGAAATTGGCGGCGCCCAGCACGTGAATGGGAAGGATGGGCATCGTTCCCGGCACGCGATTGTTGTTGTCCAGTTGGAAAACCAGGACGCGGTTGTTTACGTCGTCCGCCACAAACAGGCGGTGCTGAACGGTATCGAGCGCGATGCTGGTGGTCTGATTGACTCCCTGCGAAGTGGTACTGCCGCTGGGCGAGTTCACGACGTTGGCCGTGAAGCTGGTCTGACCCAGGACGATGGAACAGTTCAGGATGGCCATGGTTCGAGGAGGAGGGGGTGAGGGGGGAGGAGGAGGGGGTGAGGGGGAGAAGGGGCGAGGGGGTGAAGGACAGAAGCTCTCCCCCTCGCCCCCTCACCCACTCTCCCCCTCTCTTCACGAATTTTGCCCGCTCCAGGCGTTGGCGGCGTTGAAGTCGGGGCTGATCCCGTTGGTGAAGACGATCTGCGTATCGCTGACCGTCTTGAATCGTCCGTTGCGCAGGCTGGTCGAGGTGATGGTGAAGCTCTCCCCGCTCTGGCTCAGATCGAGCAGTCCGCCGTTGCGCAGGTTCAGTTGCGTGATGCAGGCCGCGCCGGCGTTGCGGTGCAGGCAGTGGATGGTGCCGCCGTCACAGGTTGCCGTGGGGACGAGGTAGGTGCCGCGGGTGAACAGGTCTCCAGCGAAACAGATCAGGGCCGTGACCGGGGTCGAGTTGACCAGAACCTGGCCGCCGTCGTTGACCACGTTGCTGTAGGTGACGCCCGAGCCCAGATTGCAGACGCCGCCGGTGACGTTGACGTTTCCGACCGTGGTGGTGTCGGTGTAGTTGTCGGTGGCGATGCCGATGCCGCCTGATCCGCCCAGGACGTTGATATCGCAGGCGGCGTTGTTGGCGCGGATGCGGACGGTTTCCTTGCCGGTGTCGATGGCGCGGGGATTGGCCTGGAAGACGTTGACGATCGGCGACGTCGTCCCCAGATCGAGGTTGATGCGCTGGCAGCCGACTTGGGTAGAGCTACTGGCGGCGGCGGCGGGGAGGTTGATGCCGACTTGGTTGCCGTTGGTGACGTTGAGCTTGAGGGGCGTGCCGTTGCTTCCGAACAGGATGGTCCCCGGTGAGGAGGAGCCGAAGGTGCCGTAGATGGTCAAGGTGTTGAAGACGACCCCGCCACCGGTTTGATCGGAGCCGTTGATGGCGCTGACGGCGGTGGCATCGAAGATCAGATCGTCACCGTTGCCGGGCACGCCGGAGGGGGACCAGTTGCCCGAGGTGGCGAAGTTGAAATCGCCGATGGTGCCGGACCATGTTTTCTTAGCCATGATGGTTCAGGGGGGTGAGGGAGAGGGAGAGGGTGAGGCAGAGCAGCGGCCCCGATAGCGCCCGGATCGCTTCAACGGTCGTTTGCTGATGGCGCTGAAATCAGGGCAAATCGTTCGCTGAACAGGGTTTGCCCGTCGCCCCGGTACAGATGAACCGCGACCGGCTTTCCCGTCTCCCTGTCCACTTCGAGGCCGTTGAGGACGCGGTTTCCGGCGTAGCTCAGGATGCGATCATCGAATCGCCAGATGGGCGTGGGCAATCTGTCGGCAGGGATTTTTTTGTTTGACACGGGCCGGGAGTTGTTAGAGTCGCGGGCGTTGATCGCTGGTTTCTAATCGCACAAGTACGATTCTCACGCCGCTCCCGCGAGACGCCTTTCCGGCGATCAACACTCGCGCCGGGGCGGCATGCGCTTCGGAACTTCGGAAGATGAAGAAGAAATGCTGCGTTTGCGGTGATTTTTTCACGGCATCGAAATTCACGCCGAACGTTCAAATTCTCTGCGCATCTCCGGAATGCAAATCCAAACATAAGCGGAAGCTTGCCGGCTCGGAGTCGAGGGGGAGCAAAAAGGCATGCGTGATATGCGGGCTGCAATTCAGTTGTTGGACCCGTCTTCAACTGGCATGCTCTTCAAAAAAATGCCAACGAAGTCTACAGGATTCTCGCCGAAGAAGCAGAACAGGGCTCATATTAGCGAACAGTAAATGCTCGATTTGCGGTCGGGACTTCAAGACGGCGTCCAAAAATCGCGTGACCTGCGGCGCCCTGCGGTGCCGGCGTCAATCCGCAATCCGAAGAAGCCGCCTTCTTTCCGGTTGGATTGCCAAAGAACGGCGCTGCGAATCTTGCGGACGCAGTTTCCATCCTCGCCACCGCGCACATATTTGCTGTAGCAAAGTCTGCATGAATAAATGCCAAGCCCTTCGCGGTTATCTCTCCCGCGGGTGGCATCCGATGATGATGCGGTGTCCGTTTTGCGCTAAAGAATTTATGCCGGACACCCGTCGCCGAGTGACGTGCGGCGCACTCGAATGCAAATCTGCTCTTTCACGCCAGAGGGCAGGCGTTGAGAAACGAGGGAAAAAAGGAATCTGTCGTTTTTGTGGAAAGGATTTTCTCGCTAGAAATCGTCGGCAGATAACATGCGGTAATACCCCCTGCCGGCGCAAACTTGACGCCAAGGCGCAGCTTTTCAATTGTTCGATCTGTGGAAGGGCGTTCTGGACATCGCGACATGACCGCATTACATGCGGCGACCCGAAATGTCAGAAAGAACACTGCCTAGCCCGGCATCGAAATAGAGACCCAATCATCCGGATGAAATTGACGCCGCAGGACTTGGAACGCCGGCGTCAAAAAGCGTATGACAAATATCACGCGAAACATGATAGAGCGAAGATGGACGAACTCCGACGAATGAAACTCATTTTGAAAGGAGCACTGACCAATGCCTGAGACAAAACTGACGACGCGATCGGCTGGACTTCCGAGCTTGGATGATTTCCTCACCAAGTTCGACCGAATGACAAACGAGCAGATCGCCGGTCGAATCACCGAGCTGCTCGGCATCGACCGCAATGTCGTTCTCGAAATCGCGGCCGGCATCAAAACGATCGAGCTACGCGACCCTAACTCCGAGGAACTTCAACGAGTGAAGGAGATGACGGGCCTCTTTGAATACTGCCGCCGCGTTGCATTCGACAATCTGTATCCGGACATCATCGTCCGCTTTCATGGTGAGATGCTCCGCTACGTCGCCGCGCTCACTCGACCAGATCAGGAAAAGGTCTGCGCCAGCGAACGGATGCTCTACGTCGTCATCGAGAACGGCGAGACCAAGAAGACATGGGTTCCCACGATGAAGATGCGGACCCGCCACATCCGCCAGATTTTCAATGATCGCAAGATCAACGACGAAGGCGATCAAATCGCCTACGCCCGCGCGAAAATCCCCAACACCGGCAAGACAACCAAACCCTACGAAATCCTCAAAGGCGGGACGATCTGCCGGGTTGCAGCCCAAACGGACTGGAACAAATCCGATCTACTGATGATTCTCGGGCGGATGAAATAGAAGCACGTCTTCGACCGCCATTTCGGCGTCCCTGTGAAGCAGCGAAAAGTGCTGCCGGAGGAATTCGTTTATTTCCTGAACGGCGAGCATCATCTTCAATGCCTGAAACGCCAACCGCGCAATCACCCACGCTTGCCTTTCGTCATTGGCACTTCGTGGCGCGGCTGGCAAAAATGCGCCAGCGCAAGCCGCAGTTTTCACCCTCTCAAAAAGCCAAGAGAATGCACGCCGTTCGCAGAATTGTTGTATCTCGCTTTCGGCTGCGATTCGGCATCCCACGTTGAATGGTTGTTCGCAAACCCTTCGACGGTCATGGTCATTCGGGTGATACATCATTTTCCAGATCGCTTGCCCTTCGGCCCGCGCGGGAGCCTCTTGAACTTGGCAAGCGACGAAGGATAGATCAGCCAGTCCCGCCCCACCTTCTGGGCCTTCAATCGCTTCTCGTCGATGAACTGGCGGACGCGATGCACCCCCACGCCCAAGAGCTTCCCCGCCTCCGCCGTCGTCAATGAGGGTTTTTCGCCCATCGAGGCCCATTCTGACCCATGGGTGAGGAAATTGCCAGCCGTTTATAGTCGAAAGTATCCTTACCCGTGAGTAAGATACGGGCGTAAGCGAACAAAAGGAGCTTTCAAATGACTGAAACCAATCGAATCACTGAACTGGATAACGCCCGCAAGCAAGCCGACGAAGCCAAAAGCCGCGTGGAAAACGCCCGCTACAGCCAGAGCCGCCGCGATGCCTGGGCGGATTACGAATTCTGGACGAGCAAGACCGCGTTCCTCACCGCGATCGGCGTTCAGGGACAGACGCGAGCGTGAGCCTATGCCAGTTCATACGTCTTCACCGCCCCCGGCGCAATTCCCTCCTCCATCAACGTCGGCACGTCCAAGCTGAAATCCGCGGGCTGGCCCTTCTTCGTCCAGGCGTCCAGCGCCACGTCGTTACGGTGATGGGCCACGATGCACAGGGTCTTGCCGGGATAGTTCGCGTGGATGTTCGTCATCTCGTCCAGAAACCGGCTCTTGAAATCGTTGAACGATTCGCCGCCGGGAATCTTCTCGTCCGGGTGCTCGATGAAATAGCGCAGCTTGGGCAAGACGCTCTTGGATTCCACCCCCTGGAAAATCCCCGCATTCAACGGCCGCAGCGCCTGCGTCGAATAGAGGATCGGCGCCCCGGTCGCTTGGGCGATTTCCCCTGCCGTTTCGCGGGCTCGCCCCAGATCGGAGCTGATGATCCCGTCCAGAGGCGTATCCGCAAGCTGCTGACCCACGGCGATGGCCGCGGCTTTGCCCTTGGGCGAAAGCGGAACGTCCACCCAGCCGCGAATCTTGTCCCCGTCCTCGTTCAGTTGAGTATCGCCATGACGGACGAAGACCAGCTTGGTGGGTTGCGAGGCAGGGGGGGTCACGGATTCCTCGTTGTGGAGAAGGGCCAATCCCCGCGAGGCTTCGACGGCACGCAGAGTCACCGCCGGATCGCTGCGATCGACTAAAGTCCGGTCGCGCTCGAAGTCCGCGCGCCAGATGGAGACGGGGATCATCTCCTGCCTCTGCCGGGCATTCTCAGCCAGGACAGCGGAGACGGCCGCGGAAACGGCGATGGCGACCACATCGGGATCGAATGGGTTGGGCATCATTGATTTCCAAAGGTGGCGGGAAGGTGGCGGGGAAGGTGGCGGAAGGTGGCGGAAGGTGGCGGAAGGTAGCCTTTATCCCATCGCTGCTTCGGCGTGAATCGTCCAGCCCCCCAGGTCCTGACTGATGATGGCGGTGATGCGGAAAGTCGTCGGGGTATCTTGAATCTGCCAGGGACCGACCAGCTTGTCGCCACGCTCCGGCCGGGTGGTCAATCCTCCGGCGGGACTTGCGGCGATGAACATGGAGACCATCTTCACCCGGTACTTCTGCCCCTCTTTGATGACCTCGGGCTGATGGCGATCGACGACCGGAGTGATGTTGATCGAAGGCTGTACGACTCCCCCGACCGGCTTGGGCGTGTAGACCCAGGGCTCGCCGAAATCCAGGAGCATGGCCGCAGCGTCGGCGCCGAGTGCTGTATCGAGGGAGCCCATCAGTTAAAACTCGAAACTCGAATGACGAATGACGAAACCGGAGCGCTACACGTAGCGCTACACGACGCATCTAACCGTGGTGCCGGAAAAGACTTACGCCGCGGGCATTTAGCCAGGGGGTGAGCAGGTTCTCGAAGATGTTCCGCTCCAGCCGCCAGCGTTCCGGGCTGCGATTGCCGCCGGCCTTCACCCCGTCAAAGTCCGCCTCACCCTGCCAGTCGGCACCGAAGACCTCGATGCGCTTGCACCCGATGAACTCGGCATAGACACAGGCGGCGATGGCGGTGAAGACGCGCCACTGCGGAACCCCGCCTGCCCCTTGGCAATGAGGATCGAGGCTCTCGAAGCTGGGGAGTACCCGCCAGGGCCAGGGCTTGTCGGTCTGTCTCAGATGCTCGATCGCGCCTTCGGTGGTCAACAGCTCGGGCATGCCGCGGACGTGGGCGCGTTCGGCTTCGATCAGCGGATAGTCTCCGGCGGCCCAGACATCGGCCGGGAAGAACGCGCTCGCGCGGTTGACGGCGATCACGATGACATCGGCGCCGAAGCCAATCGGGGACGTGGCAGATAGTGACGTACCGGGGCAGAGGATGGCGGCGGTGGGGGGGTTCATGGTGCGAAGTAGTGGTAAACCGGCCCCTCCAGAAACACCTCGCTCTTGAGCAGCGGGCGCAATCGGTGCGAGTAATCCCGGTCCTCCCCGTGCGTCAAAGGCTTGAATCCCGTTGCGATGGCCAGCTCGGTCTTCACCGGGTTCAGATGATTCGGTGGCCGGAAGTAGGTCTTGCTCCCCGGAGGCCCGGTTTCAAACCAGCGCGAATACTGCATCGAATGAATGAATGTTTCGGGCTTGGCCGGCGCCGGTCGCACGAGAAGACCTTCCAGCCCCACCACATCGGGATTCTCCTGGAGCGCAGTCAGAATCCGCGGGCAATAGTCGTCGGTCACCAGGTCGTCGTCGTCGATGAACGAGCAGTAGGGGATCGACCATTCTTGCGGACCGCGGAGCAATTCGTTGCGCTTCTGGCCCACCGGTTTTTCCCCGGCGTCGGTGTGGATGAAGATCGATATCTCGGTGATCGAGCACTGCGCTGAGAGGCGGTCCATCAGGCGCTGGAGCTGCCCGACGCGATGGTTCAGATGGCAGATCAGGATCGCCAGGCGGGGCATGCGGGCATGCGCCAAAAGTCAGAGGGGGAGACGGGGAGACACGGGGACACGGAGACAGCGTTTGTGTAGCGCCCGGCGCACCATGTCTTTGACGACCGAGGGGTGGACGCAGCCCGGCGGGGAAGGCAGGTGCAGCTTGCCGTAATCCGCCGCAACTTCGTCCGCGATTTCTTCGATCTGTTCGGCGATTTCAGCCTTTTCTTTTTCGGTCAAGGCCGCGCGTCCGAACTGTTCCCCCCCGCGGTTGATCGCCTCGCGAATGCCCCGCGTGAAGGCGTCCAGCTCCTCGTAAGGACCGCCGCCGCGTGGGCCTGCGTTGCGGATTTCGGGTTCCAGCCCGGCGAAATAGTCGAGCGTCTGGCCGTTCCGGCACTGGCAGTCCTTGACGACGATCGTCCCCTGCGGCGGCGTTTGGAGCGTCATGTCGCGGGTGCATAACGGCTCGTCCCCATCGCGGAGTGAGTCGTCGATTTCCGGCGGCGATGGGACAACGCCCGGCGCCAGATCGCGCACCTCTCCCGTCCCCGCGCAGCGCTCGCACTTGCGCGTATGCAACAGCGTGATGGCGCCTTTACCTTGGCAGTCGGGACAGATCATGACTGATCCTTTCTCGCACACGTTTCATTGTCCACGGCGCGATCCCCCGTTCGCCCCCGTTGTGTTCGGCCGTCATCAGAATCCAGTGAATCCGCAGCGCCCCGATGGTCATCAAGAGGGAGGCGCGGAGCGCTTGCCGTCGTGAAATCGTTGACGGTCCCCAAGGCGTTGCGGCGCGAAGAAAACGGTAATGGCTGATCGCGAGTGCCGGCATCCGCAGGATGAAATCGGGCCAGCGCCGCGGCGTGAGTTTGAACGGCTTCATGCGTTCAGTATCTCCAGACAGGTGCGTACCGACACGTGCTCCTCGATCTGGCGCGGTTCGGTCACGGCAAAGCCGGCCAGGCGGTAATCGTGCAGGCGGCTCGTCAGCGTGCGGAGGGAAATATCCAGGCTCCGCGCCGTCATCGTGCGATGGCCCTCCAGCGCCGCCAGACGATCGAGGATCGCCGCCCGTTCGATCTCGGCTAACGTGGGCTCGATCACGGCTGACATAGTGCCGCCTCGACGCAGCTCCTGAAAGTCAATTCGCTCGTGAGTCGCCGGTAGTTCGTCTCCCCATCCCCGTTCTGCATCGCCTCTTTCAACCGCTCCAGGGGATAAACATCGTAGGGATAAAAGTCGTGACAGAACTCCGACACCAGCGGCAGTTTCCAGCAGGAGAACAGCGTAAATCTCAGAGGTTCCAGCAGAAACAAATTATCTTGATGGAGGCACAATCCCACCCGTGAAGTCGCAAGCTGCTCGTCGCGTTCTTTGCCCCAGCAGGCGTTGCCGATGACGATCCCGGCGCGCTGGAGTTCCTGCACGATATGGTCGCGGCGGCCGTAGATGTAGGCTTGATGGGTGGCGTCGTATTGGAACGTGCTCGAGCGCTCGCCGCCCAGCCCCGCATGACCGCCCATGGGGACGTAGCGGACTCTGGGATTGTCCTTGAACTGTCCCGCCAGCCAGCGGTCGCTGATCCATACCTCGTCGAATTTCTCGGGGATGAAACCCGCCAGTCCGTTGATGGGCCGCTCCAGCATCCAGGCGATCATGCGGCAGCGCTTGACGCGCCGGGCCGCCGCCACTGCCAGCGCGTTTCCATTCGTCGGAGCCAGGACATAAACCGTCGGGTCCGGAGGGAAGTGATTGATCTCCGACATTTCGCAGCGGGGAAAGCCCGACAGGTCGATCAGCTTGTGGTAATCCGAATAGCTGTCATACGTCTTACCCTCGTCGTTGCGGAGTGTGACAAAGCGGATGTTCATCGGAGTCACTCCCCTCATTTGCAGTGTGACAGCACGGACGCCGCTTGTTTCTGAGTCAGGACTTTGCGCTTGAACGCCTTGAGGGCTTCTTCATTCGTGTCGTAGAAGGACCGGGCCAGGAGCAGATTGTAAGCCTCTTTCTTGTGCTCCAGGGACAGCGGGCGACCGGCCATGTACTCGGTATAAGCCTTGGCGATCAACTCCCACACATAGATTTCCCCATCGACGCCAAACAGGTCTTTTTTGAAATTGGCGATCACCTGCTCATCGGTGAATCCGTCCACTTCCGCGAGCTTGGCGTGGAATTGTTTGATGCGGTCTATTTGCGAAACGGTGAGGCTCATTGCTTCTCCGGCCAGCGCATCCACGGATGAAGATAAGTCACGATCCCCTCTTTCACCATCTCGTCGATCGCCTTGTGGCAGCCGGCGCAGTAACGGTAGTCATCCACCAGCGCCATGGCGCCCGGGAGCATGCGCTTGGCCAGCCATTCACAGACGAAGCGGTAGGAGGAATACCAGTCGCAATCGAGATACACGAACGCGAACTTCACCTCAGGGTCGAACTCCGGCAGCGTCTTCTGGAACGTCCCTTTGACGCAGATGACGTTGTGATACTCGGCCAGGTGCTCGATCACATGATCGCTCCTGAACTGGCCCGGTGGATTGTCCTGATCCAGCCAGGGATCATAAGGGGCGTCATACGGCATGCCCTCGAAGGTGTCGAAGGCGTAGACCGTCCGTCCATAGCCAGCGAGCTGCACCGTCGAGCCGCCTTCAAACACGCCGAATTCCGCGATCGGTCCCGGCGGCACCTTGGGGATCATCTGCGAGAAATCCGCTGAGTGGGAAATGATCGGCGCGGGGGTGTACATGGAGGAAAGAGAGAGGGGGAGTGGGTGAGGGGGAGAGGGGGGTGACGGGGGAAAGCCTAGCTTTGCTTTTCTCCCACTCGCCCACTCGCCCCCTCTCCCCCTCCTCCCGCCTCCGGCCGCAACGGCTCAAACCCCTCGGGCAGCGCGACATCCGGCGGCGGGGGCAATTCCCGCTCGACTTTCCTGCCCAGGTTCTCCCACTGCCGCTGGAAGTGATAGGCGTAGGAGCCGATCCGCGCGAAGCGGCAGCCCTCGTTGAAGACCTTCACCTTGAAATCGGCGTCGTTGTCGTGCGGGAACGGGATCTTGTCGGGCAGCCCGCCCTTCTCGAGAAACCAGCTTTTGCGGAAGGCCGAGGGGCTGTACCAGCCGAAAATGTCCAGCTCGATCGAGGACCGGCCGGCGTTGTCGACGGCGCAGAAGTGCTCGAAGCCGGGGCGATCGAAACTCGTGGCGGTGCGGCCGAAGTTGGCCCCGATGTTCGAGCCCGCCACCCCGATGGCGCCGCACTCGACCAGTCGCAGACAGAGCCAGTCGGCATCGTTGATGTGCCGGCGGATATTCTCGTCCCAGCCGGGGGCATAGACGATATCGGAGTTGTCCCAGAGGAGAATGTCGTACTTAGCGCGTTTGGCCAGCCAGTTCCATGCCGGATAAACATCATCGGGCGTGGTGCCCACGACGTAGAGCAACTGGTAGGGACAGCAGGTATTGTCCGCCAGCATCTGGCGTTTGAGTTCCAGGCAGGCGTTGTTCTCCGGGCTGTCGTGATGGGGGAAGATCAGGGAGATCATTGTAATAATGGCGATAGGAGATCGGCATGGTCACAACAGTTACAACGCGAAATCACATCCCGGGCGATTTGGTGGAAGACAAAACCGTGGAAGATCAAGAAGTACTGTTGGATGTCGATGACATCACGAACGTCCACTTCATCGCAAGCATGAGCGGTGCCTACTGGCTTTCGGAGATGCGCAACGGGCAGAAATATCTAATCGTGCCCGATGCCGACAATCACATTCTCCGGAAAGCGGTGCGAAAATTCATGTCCGATCTGATGATTATGGAGGCCGTCGCGCAAAAAGTTGGCTTCTACCACGTTCGCCAGGATGGCATACGATTCACCGGTTGCTTCTGGAGAAAAGACATTGAGCGCCATGACCAACCAAAGGAACTGCCAGCACTTCCGCAATCTGCCTTCGATAAAATCAGAGACGTTGGGCTCGATGAGGCGTGGCCTGAAATCGAGCCACTCGTTGTCGGCTGGAGGGCCAAGCAACTTCCCGAACGCCCATGAACCTACAGAATCAGCACTCCGATTCCGCAGCCCGTGTTCGGATCGTCGTGAATGAACTCGATCGTCTTGCCGGGATTCTCCTGTTTCAACTCGTTCCAGTGCTCCGCCGCGCCGTCGCACATGCGCAGGCCGCAGATGTCATGGAAGGCGATCAGCTTCGGGAGGAGCATCAGGGCGTTGCGGTAATCGCTTTCGATCGAGCGGTAGGAATGATCGGCGTCGATCCATACCAGATCGGCCTGGCTCACGGTCGAGTTCATGAACAGCCGGAAATTCACCGACTGGCTGTCGCCGATGAACAGGCGGATGCCCTCACCTTTGCCGAAGCCTGGTGCGATTCCGGTAGGAGCGCGGAGGTCGGCGCCGAAGCATTCCCAGGCGAAGGTGTCGTGGAAGAACTGGATCAATCCCCCGGTGGAGACGCCGATTTCCAGGTAGCGCTTGATCCCGCGGCCTTCCACCCATTGGCAGAAGTTGGCCAGTTCAAGGGGATTCTGCTCGATGGTGTACGGTCCGGGGAAGGCCGGGTCGATCGCCGGGAGGATTCCGCGGGCGGTGATTTCGGAGAAGTAGTCCAGGATCGGCTCGACTATGAAAGCCGGTTTCGTTCCAAAAAAACCCCGTAGGGACTGCGAAGTATCCTTCGTCGGGCGGTCTCCATCATCTTTGGGTCGCTATTGAACATCTCGTTGAAGTTGTCGCCTTCAACAGCTTCGGCAGCGTGCACGCAGACGACGAATCTTTCCCCTCCAGCAGCGGTTCCCCAGATGCTGTCGTAGTTCGCGCCATCGGCCAGGATGGATGTCGCCAGATCGCAGGCCAACTCGTCTCGGGCCAACTCCGACGCCGATGGGACATACATGCCGTTGCCGTTTTCGTAGAACGCCTGATCTGGAGCACCGGCGGCGCGGTGTTTGGCGATGCGATCCTTCAAGGTTTGGTCGCCCCATGCGCCCAGCCGCATGGTGCGCTCGGCCTGCTCATTAAGCCATATTCCACGGCGATTAAGCCATGTTGCACGGCGGACCAATTGAATCTGGAACAGAATGATGCCGAGGTATAAGAAATCACGCCAAGGCCACCATCCCTGCGGCCAAACGACGAGATACACGGCGCACAGAAGCAATCCAGGCCATAGTGCGGGCTTTGGTTTCAGCGTGTAATGCAGTTTGGCAAGCGGTTCGCTCATCGCCGATAAACAGCATATCCGCAGTCGCTGGGCGGCTCGAAGAAGATTTCATCCGGCTCGCCCAGCACCTTCTGACATTCGGCGGCCACGGTTTCCTGGCAGGTGCGATGGCAGTAATCGTGCACGATGACGGTGCCCCCCTTGGCCACCGGGAAATTCCGCAGCACGTGCTCGGTCGAGCCCCAGGTGTGCGGTCCGTCCTCCAGGAGCAGATCGATCGGGCCGCCGGCGAAGCGCTCGATCGACGGGCCATCGAGGCTGAACAGATCGACGTTGATGAAGTCGATGAACTGGCGCAGCTCCGGCGGGATCATCTGGCCGGTATCGGCGTTGTTGTCGATGGAGAAGACTCGACCGAATTGGTTGTGCTGACAGCCCAGGGCCAGGTGCGAGGTCGAGCAGCCGAACAGACGGCCCACTTCCACGATCACCTTGGGGCGCTTCTGCCGCACGGTGTTGTAGAGATAGACGCCCTCGTTCTCGAAACAGGAGCCGCAGGGCCAGTAGGACGGCACCGGGGAACCATCGCCCAGGTAGCCGCCAAGTCGATCGACCAGGCCGTCGAGCTTGAGTAATTCGCTGCGCGCTTCATCGGGCGTCATGATCGATCCCGGTAGCTTTCCATGAACGAGAGAATCTGTTTCATCCGCGCGTCCCAGGAATGATTGTGGTGCACGTGCCGGCAGCCGGCTTCGGCGATCTTCCGCCGCTCGTCATCATGCTCCAGATAGTAGTCGATCTGCTGGCAGAGGTGATCGAAGTCATGCGGCTTCCACGTCGCCAGGTGCTCGCCGTCCGTGTATTCATCCTCCATCTTGGGCCAGACGTTGGAGATCATAAACGCGCCCGAGCCCATGCCGCGGAGAATGCGGTCGCTGCTGAAACCGGGCACGTCGTCAAAATGATTGTGATTCAATGCAATTTTGCAGCTTCGATAGGCGGCCGCTTCTTCCTCTTCCAGGAGAAACGGATTGTCCGGACCCCACCCGGTGCCAAAGACAGCGAAGCGCTCGCCATAGCGCTGCCTCAGATGGGCGACCATCATCTGCCGCTCGTGCGAGCGCGGGAAAACCGAGCCGTAATTTGTGCCGGCAAAGATCACCGGCGGAATCTCCGCCAGCGTCGGCATCACGTCTGGCACGCGCACGTGGTTCTGGTACGCCTGCTCGATCGCGGTCTTGCGCAGCCGGCGGTTGACCCGATCGCGCAGTTCGCCCTCCAGCCGCGGTCCATCAGGGCAGAAGGTGTCGGTCGAGAACCCGATATTCAAAAACTCGGCCGGATGGCCTTTGGCCCGAAGGTTCTCCACGTCGCGAAGGTTGGAGAAACAGTTCAGATCGACGTGACCGGCGACTTCCCATACCCACGTCCGCGTGTCGTTGCGCAGATCGCCGCACCACTGCATCACCCAGGCACCGGTCGAGCGTGCTTCATCCAAGAGCCGGCCGGGGAGAATCCCTTCGTCCTGTATCTGGCAGAAGACCAGATCGGGCTTGAAGGATCGCACCAGGCCGATAAACCCCTCGCGGATGGCCGGCCGATCGTTGTCGCGCAGGGGGAACCAGTTGAGTTCCTGGTAGTTCTCCCGCCCCCCCTGCCCGCCGCCCGACAGCTTCTCCAGGGCACGGCGCAGTCCCCACTGTGGGCTGGTGGGGGTGATGAGGGCGAAGTGGAGGACTTTCATTGGAAGCAAGATCAGTGCGCGAAACGTTCAAAAGTAATCGCGCCAGTCGTATGAAAACGCAGGATGATGTAGATGATCGGGGCGAGTTTGGCCGGATCATCGAGCTGGCAATAGTCGGGCAGTCCGGCGCCGGAAAGTTCCAGGATCGCCAGGTCGCCGTCGCAGACGCACAATCGCGCCTTCACGCCAGCGGGCAAACAAAGCAATTCGGCCCAGCGCTCGGCCGTCATCTCTTTAACCAGATGAGGCGACAGGTTCATCATTTGCAGACTGACGCGGGTGATCGCTCGCTTGTTTACCCTCGGACCAAGGTCGTTCAGGAAATCCGTTCGGGCCGAAGAAGAATATTCCGCGTCCGGCTTCGCGCTGGCCAACACCGTCCGGATCGATTTCTCAAGCTCCGGGGCTTCCAGCACATACGCGATCGGGGTGTCCTCCAGCCGTTCTTCTTCATCCCACAGCGCCAGGGCGACGTAGCCGTTGGGCAGCAGATGGTTCTCGCGAAAACCAGCGTCACCGATCTCGGCGAGATTGCGCACGATCACGTTGCCCACGTTGAAACGAAATGCATTCGGGTCGTGGCGCAGGGCGCGATAACTCCCCCGCTTGTTGCACGGCTCGGTGATGGTGACGATGAAGGTTTCAGCCATTGCGTTCCAAAAAGAACAGCGTCTCACTCTGATACTGCGTATTGGTGTCCCAGCTCTCCTCGCGGAAAGTACACCCTGCGGCAGTGAACAGGTCGGTGAGGTCTTCCCGCTTGAACCCGATGTCCGGTACGCCCATGCTCGGCCAGAAGACGATCTCGTGCGTCTGATCGGCGAACGGGGTGAAGATGATCAGCACCATCCGCCGGGTAAACGAATCCAGTGCGTTCTGGAGCACCTTGCGCCACTGCCGATTGTGCTCCAGGACGTGACGCATGAGGATGAACTCGGGCTTGGGGTCCGGCCGGTAGAAGCGCAGGTCGGTCACCAGGTCGCTGAACTTGGTCTGTGTCCCGTCGATGCCCCGGTAGCTGGCGTGATGGACGTAGCGCTTGGCCCAACAGAGTCCGCAGCCCCAGTCTTCCAGGAGTCCCGGTTGATCGAGGAAGGGGACGGCGATGTCGTAGGTGACTTCCTCACCGATGAAACCCCCTGCGCCTCCACTCCCGATGGCCGCGTTCTGCGCCTGATAGAACTTCTGCCAGCGTCCCAGCATGCTCTGCGGGTCCAGAGTCCGGGGGTCGACGTCGGTGCGGGTCATGGTCATCATTTTCACCTCAGACTTTTGCGAAGCTGGTCGCGGGTCTTGCGCTCCCGATCGCACAGCGCTTGTTCGGCGACCCCCAAATCGACCGGTCCTCTGCGTCCGCCGTCATAGGTGTTCAGTTGAGCGGCGTAGTGCGCCTGCAACCAGACGAGATCGAGGAACAGCTCGCGCGGAATCTTGATGAGGACATGGACTTCGTCGCTCATGCGATCACTTTACCATTTACTCCGCCGCGCATCGCTAATCAGATCGATGACGACGGAACCGACGACAAATAGCAGGGTAAAGAACAATCCGAGCGGCCCCAAGATGCTGGCGATCATCCAAAGCCGGCGGTCCCCGACGGTCCAATGGGTCTCACGCCACCATCCGAACGCACGCATCACCAGATAAATGCAAGGGCAACAAACGAACCAAACAAGCAGGATCAACGTCACGGGATTTCCATCGGGTATTTGATCGAATGCTTCCTGACGATCTCGTACAGATTGCCGAACCTGTCCACGATGCGCCGGTCCACGAGTTCTCCCTCCAAGAGCAGTACGGTGTAATCGCCTTCGCGAAACGCCTTCCTGATCTGATCGGGCCGCACGATCAAATTGCGTTCGATCTCGATCAGGGGCTTCATTTCAGCCCTTACCATACCACACCGCCATAATGGTTGAGGCATTGGCGGCGCAGGGGCGGATGGCGCGAATCTCGTCCAGGACAGCATCGAAGCTCTTGCCCTCGCGCTTGGCCAGGCACAACGCGGAAATGTATGGGCTCCGGTTGCAGCCGCCGGCGCAGTGGATGAAGACCTTGTGACCGGCGGACAGGAGATAATCCAGCAGCGCACACGCCGCGTTGATGCGCGGTTGATCGCCCTGCGCCTGCTCGCTCAGGCCGGCCTTGCAGATCAAGAGGCCGAAGTCGCGCCCGGCCAGGTCGTTGATCTCGGCGGCCACGTTGAGGATGGCGGTGATGCCGGCGGCGTGCAACTGGCCGACGTTCACTGCCATCGCGGGCGAGGAGTCGCCGATCCAAAGGTTGGGGCGGATTTGATTCAAGGGATCACGGTTGTAAGACCCATTTCGTTTCGCGTCTCGCCTTCGACAGAAGGGACTTCATTTCCTCCAGCGATGACGGCGGATAGCTGATCGGTCGGCGCTCTTCTCCGAGCAGCACTTTCCATCCCCGCCCGAATTCGTCTGAGTAGACGAGCCCGACATAATCGCCGTCACGGAACAGCTTGTGAACATCGGTGTCGAGACGGTCGTCGAACTCGGCAACCCAAACATCGTTCAGGATTTGATTCAAGGGATCACTTCCAATTCGTACCACGGATGGCGCTTGAGCGAATCGGGCAGCGTGTCTTTGGCAAACGGCTCGACGTTCCACCAGTCATAAACGCAAGGGTGAACGTCCTTTTTACGCTCGGGCCACTTACAGAAGATGTCTTCGATCCACCCCGGCCGCAGCTCGCTCTTGTGGCCGTGACAACTCCACTTATATCTCATCAGCGCTTCGGGGACGGCGTAACCGAAGTGATAAATCCGTCCGTCAAGAATCTCCTGCGGCGCGCCGGGTCCGCAGCGATCGGGGCGGAGCAATCGCGTCGGCGTCCACACGTCCCGGCAGCACCAGGCGAAAGAACGCCAGAAGTGAATCCAGGAGGGACCGCGGATGGGGAAGATAGCGGCGGGCGATTCGAGGGCGCGGGCGATGGCGCGGGCGAGGGCCTCGGTGTCCCACACTTCATCGCCATCGCACTGCACCACCAGGTCGGCGCCGGCTTCACGGCACAGGTCATAACCCGCCTGGCGGTGCAATCCTTCGTGCGGGAAGTCGCCGCGGTGCCAGTCCAATTGGCCGGCAGAGCAGTAGGGGGGGTCGAAACAGGCGCGAAGTTCTTCCTCGCTGTCGGGATTGGGCAGATCGCCGGCCTGGCCGTAGCTGGGCCGCGGGGCGTAGACGACGACGATGCGATCGACGCACGGGGCCAGAGCTTCAACGGCCTCGCGCAGATACGCTTTGCCGTAATGCAGGGGGAAAAAGCCGGCGACGTTCATCGACGTATCCGGTCCTTCCAAGTCCCGTCGTACCAGCCCCTTAATTTCCAGCCCCACATGACCATCAGCCCCATCGTCGTGAAGGTCGCGAGGATTTTCCAAAAAAGGATGTCGTTCATCACGCTCGGTATTCCTTCCGCGGCATCTCCCCCAGCACGTGCGGCGCGATCAAGAGATACGGCTTGGCAACCGCGCCTCTGGGCTCACGATCGTACCGTCGCAGTCCGCTCTCGTGCAGATGGTGCGCCCGGATGCTCCAGCCTGGGCCGCACACTCCACCGTTCACGCCATCACCGGGATAAAAGTTGTCGAACAGCCACGCCAGGTGATTGTCGCAGCCGGGGACGCCGGGGCGGAAGTTCAAATGCTGGAGGGGAATCTTGCACGGTCCGCGCCAGATCCAGGCATCGGTGCAGTCGATGGTCGGATGGCCGTCCTTGCCGTACAGCTCGAAGTGCCGGCTGCCGTCCGAGTGCGTCTGCCATTCCCAGCGCGACAGGAGATACGCGGCGTCTGCGGGCACGTCTTGCGCCAGGGCGATCGTCTCATCGAAGTAGATGTCCGAGTTGGCAAAGACATTCACGTCATCCGGTCCGCTGCGCTGGTTGATCGAGTCGAAGATTTCCCCGAAGGTGGGGCGGCCGTCGATACCGTGCACTTCCAGGAGGGGGTTAGACTTGTTCCGGGCCAGGGCCTCCAGCAGCTCGTGATTGCGCTGGGGATCGGGGTCGGTGTAGAGATTGAGGTAGAGTGAGATCATTGCATGAACTCGATCATCAACAGCAGCCCCGCGCTGGCATGAATCCAGTCGGTCGATTCGATCGCTTCGACGGTGGTTCGTTCATCGATGCTCAGGTCCATTCCCGAAGTCGCCTGATGCAGTAAGCGCCGGCAGAGGCGCAGGGATCGGATGGCGCTTTTGCGCTGAGCGGGGATGGCGAGTTGGCGGATCAGTCCGCGGACGATGAGGCGTTCCCCGGCGCTGATCGGCGCTTCACCCTCGATCAGGGCCAGCACGTCCGCCAGCGAAGGAATCTGCGGGTTCTGCCCGATCCGGGCCAGCATCGGTGCGATGGCATTGGCCACCGCGGGATCGCGCCAGGCGCTCGGCAGGTCGTGATATTTCCGCGTGTGGTCGTAGACCAGGGGATTGTCGCCCGGTCCGGCCCATTCGTGGACGAGAATCAGCCCATCGCGCGCCCCCTGCCCCCGCTCCTGGCGGATTTCCGCGTAGAGCCACCAGGGCGTGTGCGTCAGATCGATGGTGCAGCGGATGCCCAGCTCGCGGTCGTTCTCGTAGAGCCAGACGGAATCGTTCCCGAGTCGGATCGTCGTATCGCAGCGGCCGTCGGTGGTGAACAGGTGCAATCGCCCCTGATCGCGGTAGAGCAGAACGTCGTCGGCATTCGTCCCCCCGTGGGAATCGGCGCAGAAGATGGAGGTCAGCAGCCCAACAGCGATCCATGTTTTCATGCCGCCAGCGGTTCACACCCCGGAAATCCTCCCGCCTTCCGCGCCAGAAACAGGGCCTGATCGTGTCCCCACCGCGCCGTCGCCTTGTGCATGTAAAGCGGCTGGGGCTGTCCCGTGCGCGAATAGTGCTCGTGCCGGATGGTCAGGTCCGGGCGCTGCCAGAGGAGAGGAGAAACGGGAGAGGGGGAGAGGGGGTGAGGGGGCGAGGGGGTGAGGGTGACATCGTGCAATTCCTCATCCGCGAAGTAATGGTTGTATCCCGGCCAGAACGCTCCAGCGCCGCGGTTGAATCTCAGGATGAACCCGCGGCTCAGCAGGGGCGAACCGCAGATGCGCTCAGAACCCGATTCGCCGGTGCACTGCATCACACCTAAAGCCCCGTGGCCAAAATGGGCGGTACACTCATGGGCAATCCGGCAGGCGGGCAGGTCCGGGGGATACATATCGTCGCCGGCACAGCAGATCCACTGGAGGTCGAATTCCTCCTCCAAGAGGAAGCGGCACAGGGCGTTGGTCGCTTTGGGATAACCTTCGTAGGCACCCCAGAGGACGTATTCGGCGCCGACCCGCTCCATGCCTTCATCGCGGAAGACAGCGCACTTCCAGCCCTTGTCCCGCCAGGCACAGAGGACGGGATCGCAGTCCGAGGCGGACTTGGCGCTGGGGAAAGCGACGAAGGGGGACACGATTTCTCTTGAAGGGCGATTCCGGCGCGGTTATCGTTCGCGCCCAGCGAGGCGCATCCATGTCCAAATCTTCTAATTCCGTCTCTGGCCCCCGGCAGCGGTCGCAAGATGCGCCTCGCAGCCTTCCTGCGGTCCTGTCGGGGTCCGGCGACGGGGAGTGAAAAGATGCTGAGATTGATATTCAACAGCCGAATATGGCCCGAGGAGAACTCCGGAGGCATTGTGACGACGTTCAAAACTTTCGATGTCGAACTGCCCGAGATCGAGAGATTCCTTCGCAAAGTAGACGCCTACCCGCGGCCCGATGATTGCGCGATTGTTGGTATTGAACTCATCCGCACGCCCAAGGATGGGGACAATTCCGGAAACTTTACGGAGCGCACATGAATGAGCCAATTGAGGGATTCACGGTCAGACAGCTCATCGACATCGCGAAAAAGGAGGAGCACAGAACGCAGTGGGGCGAATGGAAATTCGATCCTTCGCGCTTAACCTTGACTCACGAAGGGGAGGGGTACGAGATCGATCTTGAGCTAATTAATTCCAGCGCCGGGATTCTCGATTGGATCATGCAGATAAACGCGAAGGATTGGGGCGATCCGCCGACGATTAAAAACCTGTTGGACGCTTTCGACAATCTTCTCCACCCGCAGGCGAACTATTGCAGCGGCGGATCGCATATGCGAGTGAACGCTGCCGTCGTTATTAGACGCAATTCGCAGAGGCTGAGCCGATGAACGAGAAACCGCCAAGCCGCAGAATTGAAACGGCTCAACTTCCGCGGTACTTCCGACTCGCTTGGAGATGTTCCACTACTGGCGGTCCCATCGACGGCTCGGCATCGAAGATACAGGTATAGGCGGAGGGCAATTGCATCACGGCCAGGTGCGGATGTTCCTTGACCACGTTCTCCAGGGAGAGCTGGTCGTAATCATCGGGATGACTCTCGCATCTCTCCCGCCAGTCTTCCACCAGCTCGATCGACGCCTTCCCTCCTGAGAAATACAGCGTCCCGCTCAAGAGTTCCGTCCCGCCAAGCGGCGCGGGCCTGGCCTTCCAATGCGCCGCAAAGTCCGGCGCCGGCAGCGGTCCCAGATCGTGCCCCATCTGTTTGAGCGCTTCGCGCTGCGCCCAGATTTCAAACAGCTCGGGATATTTCCGGACCCGTGAATCGGCGTCGAGCCAGACGACTGGCCGACGGGGATGGGAAAACATCGTCAGCCCCAGGAACCACGCCTTCTGCTGCGTGTTGACCACCCAGCCGCCGCGATCTCCCAGAGGCAGAACTTCATGCTCCAGCTCGAAGCGCGACAGCGTCTCGATCAGCCCCCCGGCATGGGCCTCGTACAGCGGCGTATAGAAGCTGACGTAAAGCGGATGCAACTTGTCTCCGTGTCCCCGCGTCTTCGCGTCACCGCGTCTCAAATTTTGACCCACTCGGCAAACCCGAACACGCTGGTCATGTCGCCGTTGACGCTGGCCTTGATGAGGACGTTGTTGTTGTGCTCCTCCCAGCTCTCGGCGTACTGCGTGATGTTCGCCGTGCTCTTGGGGATGTAGGCCCAGGTGTTGCCCCCATCGAGCGAGAAAAACCCGTCGGCGGTCGTGGAGTTGTTCCAGATGATGACGTGGTTGTACATCGCCGAGGAGGACGGCATTTTGATGAGCGTGACCGGGGTCGCGCCGTTGGAGCTGATGCCGATGGTGCCGCTTGAGTACATGATAAATCTCGGGAGGAGGGGAGGAGGGAGAGTCACTTGTCACTTGTCACTGGTCACTTGTTGGGCGCGCGCCCTCTGGCAAGTGACCAATGACAAATGACCCATGACCAATAATCAGGCGTTGAGGATCAGGGCCGCCGTGGTGGCGGCGGAGTTGAACACGCCGTAGGACCGGCCGCAGCGGGTGTTGGTCCCCGAGGTGCCGGTAAGCCACAGATTGAACGGGTCCCAGTAGAGGATCTGCCCGTCCGTGAAGGCTTCGCCGACTCTTTTGGCGATGGGGGAGACGACGCGCTCGTCGCCGCCGCCGATGGCCAGCTCGCCCGAGGCCCCGATAGCGATCGAGGTAATGGCGATGCCGACAAAGCCGGTGGTGGGACCGGGGGAGAGGATCTGGAGCTGGCTGCTCGCGATCGCCACCCCGGTGTTGTTGGTGTAGGTGTAACGATTGCCACGTTTGAATCCGACGATCATGACTGTTTCTCGCTTTTTGTGTTTGAGGGAAAGAGGAGGGGAGTCACTGGTCACTTGTCATTGGTCACTTGGAATGACCGCTGACCAATGACAAATGACAAGTGACAAATGACCGCTTTAATGCCCGGCGTTCTTGTAGACGCCGCGGAAGTCGATGGCCTTTCCGGCAACCGTATGGCGCACCAGGTATTTCACGTCCTCGGTGTCGAAGTCGGTCTCCTGGCGGATGACGGGCTCGGGCTCGTCGGTCAGGAAGCTGAGTTCGATGGTGTTGACCTGTCCGTCGCGGAAATCGGCCACCAGGAACCAGGCTTGCGTGTCGGCATCGTCCAGACGGACGCTCCCGACCACCTGGTAGCGGTTGTTGTAGGGGTTGAAATCGCCCACCGTCTGCGGCACCGCAGCCGACGACGACTGGCTGGCGATCAGGGTCCGGGAACCGATCAGTTCCTTGGTCTGCTCCTCGATCGAGGAGGGGACCAGGAGGAACTTGGGCTCCAATTCAAGGCGGGCCGCACCGGCCAGACCTTTCTGCTTCTTCATCGCCGTCGAGCCGATTTGAAGCTGGAGCACGCTGGGCACGCCGCCCGAACCGGCGGTGGTGAGGTTGCTGTGGGCGGCGGAGAAGATGGCGTTGCCGTCGGCCATGTTGGCGTTGCCGGTGATGACGGCGTAGGCCACGTCGTCTTCCTTACGGGCGGCGGAATTGGCCTGCGCCCTGGGAATTGCGCTAAAAGCATCCAAGTCGTCGTTAATGATGGCGTTGCGCGTTAAACGGACACCAGCTTTGTACGTGACCAGCACGTAGGTCTCTTTCGAGTCCTGGAGCTGGACGTACTGCATTTCGCCGGCTTCGTTGGCCGCGACCATGTTCGGGGCTTCCGACAGGACAACCCGATTGATGTTCTTGAAGTCCGGGTTGAAGCGCTTCTCCGCCCAGGCGGGCCAGGTCCGCTTGGCGTCCAGATAGTTGAAGCGCAAACTTTTGTTGATCGCGTCGAGCGTGATGTTGCCGAAATCCGGGGTGGATTCCGCCAACGCCGCCATGCGCGGGAAGGCTTGCCGCATGCGGCGCGGGCCCAGGCAATCGGCCAGGCGGGTCTTGGAGTAGCCGTAGACCTCGGTGAATCCAAGGGACGCCAGGTAATGCCGGAACATGTCGAGCATGGACAGCTCGCGCAGTTCCTTGGCCCGATCGAGGATCTTGCCCTCGTATTTGATGATCTGCTCGGCCGCCAGTCCGGCGCGGAGCACGATGGCCTGCGGCATGGCGGCGCGCAGGCTGGCGAGGTTCTTGTCCTCGCCCACCTTCACGCTCAGGAGCGGCTTGGCCGACTCGTGCACGTAGCGCAGGATGGCCATCCGGGCCTGCTCGAAGGTGCCGTTTTCCGCGATCACCGTATTGGCATAGGCATCGGGAACGGCGTGCAGGGCGGCCAGTTTGCGGATGCGGGCCACTCTTTTTGCCTCGAAATCCAATGCCGCGTTGTCGTTGTCGGCATCGTCCAGCTTGGCGGCGACACCGCCGGCCGCCGGCGCTTGCATGCGCTGGCCCTGGGGGAGTTTGGCGCCGGTGGCGGCGCCCAGTGCGGCGATCGCGGCCTCGGTGGCCAGCTTGATGATCTGCTCCTGGCTCATGCCGGTGGCGGGGACGGCCACGCCCTGGCCGGGCAATGCGCCAGCGGCGCCGGAATCGCCGGAGTTGCCGGCGACGGAGGGCTGGCCGGGAACGGGCGGGCCGGCGTGCAGGCCGGTATCGCCGCCGTCGCCGTCCATCATGCGCGCGAGCTTGGCGTCGATGTCGGCGCGTTTGTCGGCCGACAGGCCGTCGTAATAGGACTTGGCGTCATCATCTGAGGCATCGGCGTCGCAGCCGTTCGCCACGAGAAGTGACTTGAGATGGGGGTGCATATGCACTCCTTCAAAAATGGAGAGGGAGAACGAACTGCGACCCGGCAACGCGCCGAGTCCATGCACCGCCGTTTTCAAGAGCTGGTGGGGGAGGTCACTCGTCATTGGTCACTGGTCATTTGTTTAGGGTTCCCATCCGCGATCAATCGCGGATGGGAGGCCCTTGGGCGCGCGGCCCTGGCAAGTGACCAGTGACAAGTGACAAATGACCAGGGGGTTAAAGCGTCGACCGGAGTTTCCTCCGATCGAGCGCTGAAAACGGCGGACGACTAACGCGCCCAAGCGTCCACCGTTCGTTTCACAAGGGAGCCAATTTAATTTACAGGAGGGATGGTCCCGGCCGGCTTCCACGGGCTCGTTATCACCGGCAGAATCGTTTCGATTCCGGCTGCACTGCTGGCCATTTAAGGCCCGACTTGCGTTGCATTTACGGGCTTTCACCGTCAGAACCACCATGTCCTGTTATTTCCGCGGCGTGCTCTGCGCCTGCACGGGATCACCGGGCGAGGGCCAGATGCCGTTGGCGGCCATGGCGGTTTTACCCTTGGGCGTGGCCTCATACCCGGTCGATCTTCCGCCGTGGGCCATCACCCGTTTGGCATAGCCGTTGTCCGCCAGCCATTCACAGCCCGCCCGCATCGCTTCCAAGCGTCCGTTGAATCGCGAGGCCAGAGAGCCCATGGTCTGCATGCCGTGCTTGACGATGTGGCCCAGATAAGCCCCGCGGGTGTCGTGAGGAAAGACGGGCGCCTCAGGCGGCGCTGCGGGCCGGGGCGGTCGGCCGGCGTCGGAGCTTGGAGGATCAGGGGTGCCGGCGGGGATGGGGGCCTTGGCTTTGTCGGCGGGCTTGGGCTCCTGCCAGCCGGAGGAGTTGGGTGCGCCCGAGGGCGGCTGAGGGTCGTAGAGGACGGCTGAGGCACTGAGCAGGCCGCGGGGGTTACTCGCTGGTTTGCCCACGAAATCCAGAGCCTCAAGCCCAACGGGGCGGGCGGGATTAGAAAGTATTGCGCCCCAATTGTCTAAGATCGGTTCGACGGTGTACGGGAAAAAAGCGCTAAGCCCAATTCCGGCCGCGTCCTCGTTGGCGAAATTCAGCAGGTAGCCGCGCACGTCGCCCATGCCCGGTACTGCACTCGCGTAATCGCCCAAAAACACGTCCCCTCTCCCCTGCGCCACCGGTTTGCCATCCTGCATCACCGTCGCGATCCTGCCATTCTTGATCCGTCCCACCATGGTCCCGGTGTCGTCCGCCACTTCCTGAATCACGTTGCCTTCGGGGTCGGTGGAGGTCTTGACGTTGGGATGGCGGAACCGGCACTTGATCCCATCGGCGGAAGCGTTGACCAGGGCGACGATTTGCTCGACGGTGGTTTTGTCGATGTCGAAGGGCTTGCCCAGGGCGATGCCTTCGGTGATGAGCGCGACGTTCTTGATGATCCCGTTGTCGAAATCGACGGAGACGCCGGAATCGGAATACGCAGTCGGAGCGCGGAGAGCGGCGAAGGGGCCTTTGAGCGCGGCGGCATTGGCGGCGGCCGCTGCGGGCTTGGCCTTTTTCTTGTTGTGCTTGCGGAACATCGAATACGCGATAGCCGCGGCCTGGGCCTGGTCCTTGGCGGTGCCATCTTTCAAGAGGATAGGGATTGCCCGAGCCACGAAGGATTTCTCAGACTCTCCGGGATTTACGTCTGGCACAGCGAGTTTTCCTTGAAAAAGTTGTTAGAATGGCGGCGTCAGTCGCCAGGTTCACGATCCACAATTCACGCCGTCCCTCGCCGCGAGAAGTCTTTCTGGCGATTGACCTCGCGCGGGGGCGGCGCTGCGCCGGACAGGAAGAAAACAAATTGAAGCCCCTCATCAAACTTGGCGATCATTTCGGGCGCTTGACCGTCGCGGAATCTCTCGGCTCCAAGCTCATGAACGGCAAACGGCGCAGTCTGTGGCGTTGCACTTGCGAATGCGGTGGAGAAGCGACGACCATCACGGCATCTCTGAGAAACGGAACAACGCGGAGTTGCGGATGCCTGCGTGGTTCAGCCCATTTCAAACGGGCGACGAATCAAAATGACGAGGTGCTTCCGACGAAGGATTTGCGCGGCAAGGTCTTCGGGCGACTTCGGGTCATGAAGTTCGATGGCTATCGAAGATTTAAAGGGGGCCAAAATAGACCAAACGGCGCTTCGCGCGGAATGTGGCTCTGTCAATGCGAATGTGGAAACACCACGATTGTCGAAACGTCGTCGCTGACCACGGGGAACGCTAAAAGCTGCGGATGCCTCCAGCGCCATCGGGCTTCGGAAGCCAAAACGGGGACGATTCCCAAATCCCGCCTGCGTCTCGGCGAATCGGAAATGCGAAGAACCTTCCGAAACTGCCGTCGCACCGCCTTAAAGAAGGGCTTTGCATTCGAGTTGGACGTAGAAACGTTTCACCGGATCACACGGTCGAATTGTCATTACTGTGGCGCGGAACCCGCTGGCTTTAGTAAAACCGGAAGGGCTTTCGGACCTTACGTCCACAACGGCATCGATCGCGTGAACAATAATCTCGGCTATCTCATGTCCAATTGCGTCCGGCCAAACGTCACATGGATGTCTCCACTTTTCTACGCTGGGCGCGGGCCGTCACGATGAACATGGACCGTAAGCGGCACGAATGCCCCGGCCAACTTAGTCTATTCGAGCCTGTTGCGCAGTCGGTTCAGACCAGCAGCGCCGTCAATTCCTCGTCATCCTGATAGCGCCGGGCCAGCAGCGGATCGGCCTCGAAGCTGCGGGCGGACAGATCGAGCGGGCTCAGACCAGCAACAGCAGCTCGTCCTCGCGTTTGAGTCGGGCGATGCGGTCCTCGAAGGAAGTGTCACCGTGCAGAGCCAGCGCCATTCTCAATCGTGCCGAGCGCCCGAAGGTCCGGGCTCCAGTGATCTGGACCGAGCGTCCGCCGAAGTTGAAGCGCAAGAGCGAAGGCGTGGCATCGGCGAAATGATCCTGCCGGGGCGATTGCGAACTGGCGGCGGCGCGGAGGGTGAAGGCCAGACGCCCGAGGATGCCGGTATCGTTCTGCTCGGGCTCCTCGTACCAGCCACCCAGCGCTCCCCCGCCAGCTTGAGGGCGAATTACCGGGACGATGACGGTGACGGTGCCGACGCTGCCGGTGGCGCTGACGCCGCTGACGACGACGGTGACATTGCCGCCGACGGAATAGCTGAGGGCGTATTCGCCGAAATACCCGCCGCCGAATGATTCGCTGCCGAAGGCCATTGCTCAGTAGCAGCTTTCAAAACGCGCGATCGGCGGACAGCGGCATTCACCGTCGCGACCGACTTGGCAACCCTCCAGATGGCGCTCGACGACGAGGAAGAATCCTTCGTCCTCATGCGCTCCCTCCAGCATCTCGGCCCCCAGCGCTTTCAGCTCAGATTGGATACGATTCAATTCGCGGTCTTTGGCGTGCAGCCGCATGAAGCCGCTTTGGCAGATGTCTTTGGCTTCCCCGGCCAGCCCGCGAATTCGCTCTGCCGCCGTCCCTTCGTGCTTTTCCGGAACGTATTTCAGAGAGCTTTCCCCCGTCCGAAAATCCATCTTGCCACGGCGATCAGGCTCACTTTGAACGCCGCCCAGCGCGTTGGCTCAAGTGTGTAGGTGTTCTGGGCCTTGATCGATTCATGGGCGACAATGAAATTGTGCAGCAGTTGTTTGAGATTCTTCGGCCCGTCCGGCGTGTCGATCCAGGTATATTCGGGGACCGGCGTCGAGGTGCCATCGGGATGCAAGTTGACCGCATAGACACCAGCGCGGTGATAGCTCGAATAGGCCGCCGATGATGATGACATGCCGAAGCTCGCGCATTGAACGTCGTAGGGGCCGCTGCTCGTCCACTGAACGTCATAGGGGCGGCTACTCGCCATCGCAACGTCGTAGGGGCGGCTCGAAACCATCACGCCTTCCGGGTAAGAGTCGCGATCGTATCCATCGCTGCCCCTTTGTAATTCGCCAACGCGAACTGCTGGTAGTCCTGGTTCCGCACGATCAGGTCCGGGCGCATCGAGTAGCCCCAGGTCGCATCGAAGTCGCAGTTGAACCCACCGGGAAGGACTTCGGCGTCGCTATGCGGGGCGTTGGCCCGGCGCCATTCGCGGTTCAAATAAAAATACCAGAATTCACTCAGGGGGGGCCACTGATGGGTTGGGTCTCCATAGGCGCGTTCACTGCACCAGTGCGGGGTGATGATCTGGCACTTGCCGCCGGGGACGAGAATCCGGTACAGCTCGTTGACGAAGCCGCAGCGCTGCATCGCCGTCAGGTGCTCCAGAAAATGACTGGCATGCGCTTCGGCGACCGAGGCGTCTTTCCACGGCCAGGGGATGATCGTCAGATCGACCACTTGATCCACGCCGACGAAGGGATGGCGATCGCATCCGGTGAAGCCCTCGCGCTTGTGGGGACCGCAGCCGAAGTCCAATTTGAGCAGCGGCGCAGCGGCGACGGCGGGAATCGCGGGCGCAATCGGCGGCGCAATACTTGGCGCAATCGGGGCCGGGCGGCGTTTGGATTTCACCACATCATGTCCGTGTTGGAATCAAAATGCCCGACGAGAACGCCGCAATCGACGGCGCATCTATACCCGTACTTCCGCGCTTCCCCCCAGAACGCCAGATCCTGGGTTCCGACACCTTCCTTGCTCGCCAGCGTTTTGAACCACGGCCTGCGGAGACGAGCGTCTTTGAACATGGGCAAGCGCCAGAGCGCGAATCCCATCGATAATCCGCAGCACTCGACCAGCTCGCCGGGGCGAGGCGGCTGGGGCCGGAAGTTCACCACCGGATCGTTCACGTCGCCCCAAATGTGCGGAGTCCCGACGCCGCCCGGCAGTCCGCCCCCTTCCCCCTTACACCAGTACAACCCGGAGATCGCCGCCAGTTCGGGATGCTCCTCCATCCGCGCCACCAGCTTCAAAACCCCATCTGACGGCGGGGCGTTATCGTGCTCCATCGTCAAGAGGTATTCCCACTGGCTCAGTTCCGGATGGGCCAGGATGTCTTCGATGGCCTTGGAATACGCCTGTCCGACTTCCTCTCCCAGCGCCAGGTGTCGATGCACGCCCTGATTCGGGGGAAAGATGAGGGAGCAGTGGGAGAGGTACACCCGTGAAGGAATCGATTCGGCCGCCGGGATGATGACCGCGATTCGCTGTTTCTTCCACGTCCCTCCGCGCAGGACACGCTGGGTCGAGGCCGCCAGATCGCCGTTGTGACGGCCGGCCTGGGCGGGGTCGATGGCATCGATGACGGCGTTTTGCAGGCGGGGTTTCATCAGGGATGGGTGATGAGGAAGATCGTCGCGGTGCCTTTGGGTCCTCCGACTTTGACCATTCCGAACGACCGATTCGGCCGCGTGCGGTACAGTTCCCAGCGCGTTTCCGGGGCATACATATGCTGGGCGAGGGCGAGACCCTGTGACATGATGGCCAAGGGATCAGCCAGGCCCGGCTGACCCGGATAGCCCACAGACCCAGAAAATCCGTAAAGACGATGATCCGAGATCAGACCCAGAAACGGCGACGACACTCCGTCATCATCGGACCCGATGAACTGATATACCGCGTTGATCGCAGCTTTTCCCGCATTCTGCGGCGATCCTACGTTGGCTTGACTTTTGGATATGCCGAACGGCTGTAGCTGGCCGCCGCCCTGGACATCGTTACCGCTGACCGGGCCGAGTTGGCCATCGACGAGGATCACTTGCCACGAATTGTTGTAGCCGCCCGATCCCGACGTAGAGAACGGCATGTAAAGACCACAGATCAGATGCCACTGGCCATCGTTGACTACTTGGCAGCTTTGCACTCCAAACGGAATAGCGCCGCCCTCGTTGTTGTCAAACATCGTGGCCGCAGCGTTGGCGGTGTTGACGCCGGAACCATCATAAATCTGCATGATAACGCCCATCGTGTGGCCGGGATAACCGGAGTTGTCGTTGCGATCGAAGGAATAGATATATGTGTCATGCGGCGTGTCACCAGCGGTGAAGGTGAGCGCTGAGTCGCTGGTGCGTATCCAAGCCGTCGCCATGTAGGCTTGGCCAAGCACGACGGTATCGGGGATTCCTCCGAAATCCACCGGGTCAACTGAGGTCGCAGATTGATAAGCGTAGGGCCGCGACTGAGATTGGCCAGAGAATATCCCCGCCATCCCCGCAGGATTGGGAATGCCAAACCAACACGTTCCCATCTGAGGATCGCCGGCGTGAAGCGTGTTCACACTCGGTGTCATGTGCAGGCCATAAGGTCCGTAGTCCATCGCACACGGAGCCTTGGCCGCGTTGGACATCGGCTCCCAGATCGGCCACCAAGCGTACAGATTTTTCGCCTGGAAGCTGTCCTGATTTATGCCGACAAACTCGTCGCGGGAAGGGCGCTGATCCATCCCCTCTGAGAGGCCGACGAACTTTTTCATCAGCGGCGTCATGTGGTTACTGGTTGATGATCGCGGTCGTGACTTCCTGAGTCTGAACCTGTACCGTCCACGTCGCAACTGACCCGCCACCGGACAACACTTGTACGGCGTACTGCCCTGTCTCAAGCCGAAGACTGACCTGCTGCAAACCGCCTGACTGGCGTGGCAATCCCAGAGGTTGAAGCGGCTGCGTATCGAAGGTGTTTCCGCCGTCTGTCGAGCGATAAGCGAAGACTTGCGGTCCGGCCGAAACGTTGGTGGGGAACTGAACGATGATCGGGATCTTGATCTGCCACGCCTGCGTGATGTTGACGGTGAATGTGAAGGACGAAGATTGCCCGATGCCGATGCCGGCTTGAATCGTCGCGGTCCAGGTTTCAACAGGTGTTGCGACGGTGCTCATCTATACCCCACTGCCATCTCTGGCTCTTGAAGTTCCACCACATCCGGGTCGTAGTCGGCCAGCGATAGCGCCCGCATTTGCAGGTGATGGCACTCGACGCGCATGGCGCAGACGGCCTTGATCTTCAGTTTCTTCAGACGCAGGAAAAACGAGTGGTCTTCACCGTAGCCGGAAATACGGGAGAACGGCTGCTCTTTCAATTCATCCTCGATTCGCTCGAACACGCTCCGCTTGACCCACAGACACCCGGCCCCGGCGGAATCGACCTCCAGGACCTCGACCGACTCATCCCATGCCCCAACCGGATGAAGCCCTTCGCCCTGCAATCGGAAAACCACCGGAGAGTGCGGCGGGTCTTTGTACTGGTAGACGGCGGTGACGACTTCCGCCCCGGTGCGATCCGCCACGTTGAGCAGCCGGTAAGCGATGTCCGGGTCGAAAGCATGGTCCGTGTCAAGCATCAGCAGCCAATCGCCCCGCATGTTGTCGGCCATGATGTTGCGGGCAACGTCGTGGATGCTCACACGCGGCGGTCGCGGGTAGTGGATGCACTCACCGGGCAGGCAGAGGTATTGCGCGTTCCACTGGATCAGGTCGGCAAAGGAATCGACGAACGGGGAGAGAACGGCAGGCGTTCCGCCCATTCTTGCCACCGTGCCGATGTATTTGTTCATCAGGAGCACGCGACTTCCTCCATCACTTCCGCCCACTGCTCGTACTGGTCCACGATCCGCTCCCAATCGAACTTCGCGCGAGCCCATTCCATCATGGGTCCGCGTATCTGTTCTTGCAGCGACAGATCGCTCGTCAGCCTGCGGATTTCATGGACGTACTGAGCCATCACCAGCGGCTCGTTGGCGGGATCGCCGTTGATGAAGATGCCGTGCCGCACGTTGTCAGCCAGCGCCCAGAGCGGATTGGTGATGGGGATTGCCCCGCACGCCTGGGCAGACATGCAGGTAATGCAGGATGTCTCGGTAAACGTCGTCGGATAGACCCAAAGCCCCGCCGACAGGAACTCGCGGTCGAGCTGCGTCTGCCCGATTCGCCCCAGCCACGTCACGCCCGGCTGTTCCAGTCCCGGCCCGCATTCGGCTTCGACGTTCTGCCAGTATTTGCCCTGGTCGTCTATCTCGACTGGCGGCTTTGTCCTGTCGCCGCACGCCCTACGGACGGCCCAATACTTTTTCTTGCACTTCTTGATGTTGTCCCATCCGTAGGCAACGGTGAGGGACAGTCGCGGCTCGAACTCGCGGGCACGCCGGAAGATTTTCAGGAGGGACGGGAGGCCGCGGTCGGGGCTGCTAGAGTAGATGAGTTTGAAGGGGTCACGTCCTATCTGTTTGATCCCCTCGATTCTCTCGACGTTGATCCCATTGCTCGACAGGTGAATCTTGCCTTCAAGCGTCGGCGACCTCTGTACCAAATACTCCGCCTGCGCCTTGCACAATGCGAGACATCGATCCAGCTTCGTAATCCGTTCGGCTGAAATGCCCTGCGGATTGTCCTTCCATCCGCTCGCGAAAAACTGATCTGGATAGCACACATCCTGACAGACAAGCCACGTCGTCTGCTCGGGATGGTCCACGGGGAAGTTATCCAGTGCAGACGGGCAACGTGACAAAACCCACACGCCGGGAGCGGCAAAGTCGGCGGCTTCAAGCGGAAGCCAGCGGGCGTTGCCGTCGTATTCGGGGCAGTTGTCGCGGAGCGGGGCGTAGACCGTGACGACGTGCCCGCGAGCGGCAAGACGACGGGCCATCTCGACAACCGAAGTCTCAGAGCCGCCTATCCCCGGATTCTCCGGGCTGCGGTGGTCCCACTTCTCAAAGTGGATCGGGCAGTAGAAATAAAAGGTGCGCATCAGACGCGGTTGTTGGCGAATTCCAGCCAGGTCTTGAACAGGCTCCCGGCGGTGCTGATCTGAGAGAAGGCGATGGCGCCGTTGGCTTGGCCGGCGTTGTTCAGGTACGTCGAAGCGGGCGAGTAGGTGGCGCTGAACGAACCGTGGCCCGGCGAAGGTGCCATAGTGGCGGCGCTGCCCTGTCCCATCCGGCCAAGAGAAGACGCGAGCGAATTGGTGAAGCCGACGTAAGTCAACTGGCCGCTGAGCGTGAGGTTCGAGGCGTTGACCGACAGGGTGAAGGTTCTCCCGGCCGCGCCGCTGGTGCTGGCAGATGAACTGCTCGACGACGTGCTCGACGCCATGTTGACGCCGATCCAGTAATCGCCCGGTGAAAGGGAAGATGCGAAGGCGAGAGGCACGATCTTGTTGGAGGCCCAAGCCGTCGTCGCCATCCAGGTTCCGGTCAACGAGAAGGAAGACGTGGCGCCGGTCGCCCCAGTGGTGCTGCTGGAGTTGCTGATGCTGCTGGTCCATGATCCGTAGCCGGGCGCCCAGGTGGTGATGGTCGTCGCCGCGTTGATCGTCGTCATCGTGTTGCTGGTCAACGATGGGAAAGAGACGGTCGCGGCGGCGCTGGAGCTGATGCTGATGGTGCTGTTGGTGACGTTGAAGGCGTAGGTGTGACCCTCATAGGTAACGAAGGAATTCCGCGTCGAGGCGAAGGTCCACAGTTCATCGGTGAAGCCGCCCGAGCCCCGGCTGAACAGGTACAGGTCCACCAGGTTGGAGTTGGTGAAAGAGTAGGAGGCGTTGGCGTTGAAGCTGCTCGCCCCGCCGTTGCTGAACGTGACCGTGTTCGCCGCCGAGGTGCTAGTCAGGCTGGCGCTGGCGATGACGTTGACGACGTTGAAACTGAGGTAATTGTCGAGGCGGAAGGGCTGGAGGAACATCGTCCCCAAACCGCCGCTGGTCGTCGCCGAGCCGACATTGAATTCGTAAGGCTCGAAATACGAATTGGTGTAAGCGGGGACGCCGATGGAGATGGTGCTGGCATTGACGCTGATGGAGACCAGACCCGTGCCGGAGAGTGATGAAGTCTGCGGGACGGAGACGACCCAGCCGGAATTCGAGGCCGCGATCGAGCATGCCCCGCTCCCGGCCATGGAAATACTTCGGGCATCATAGCTTCCCGATGAAGTTCCGAAGGTGTTCGAGGAAGCGTAGACGCTGCCGGTTTGATTCGTCTGCGAGGCGGCCGAGATCGTCACCGACTGGCCGTTCTGGCTGAGCGTGACGTTGTTCCCGCCCGCCAGAATCGCGGTGCCGCTGGAGATGAGGGCATAGCCAGCGCCGGCTGAGGTCGAGTTCCCGGCCAGGCTCAGGTCAACGCAGTTCTGGGTTTGCACCGTCTGCGTGAAGGCCGACACGGTGACGGAATTCCCGTTCTGCGAAAGCGTGACATTGTTCCCACCAGCCAGGACAAGCGTACCGCTGGAGACCAGAACGTAACCGGCCCCGGCTGAGGTCGAGTTTCCCGAGAGCGTGACATCGACGCAATTCTGTGTCTGCACCGTCTGCGTGAAGGCCGAGACCGTGACCGCGTTGCCGTTCTGGCTCAGGGTGACGTTGTTGCCACCGGCCAGGGTCATCGTGCCCGAGGAGATCAGGACATAACCAGCTCCTGCGGAGGTCGAGTTGCCGGCGAGCGTGGCATCGACACAGTTCTGGGTCTGCACGCTCTGCGAAGCGGTTGCGGTGATGGTCGAGCCGTTGAGGCCGAAGCTGACGTTGTTGGAGTTGGAGAAGACGACGCTGCCGAGATTGCCACTATTAGCGCCCGCTGAGAAATTCACCGGAGCGGCAGCGGCGTTGGCACCGGAGATGGTGACCGACTGGCCGTTTTGCGAGAGCGTGATGTTGTTGCCGCCCGCCAGGATCGCCGTGCCGCTGGAAATCAGGATGTAACCGGCGCCGGCGGAAGTCGAGTTGCCCGACAAACTCAAGTCCACGCAATTCTGCGTCTGCACCGTTTGCGTCGGCGCGGAGATGATCCAGCCGGAGTTGGTCGCCGCGACACTGACCGCGCCGCTGCCGGCGATGCTGATCGACCGCGCATCATACGTCCCCGAGGTGCTGCTGAACGTGTTGCTGGAAGCGTAGAGGTTGCCGGTCTGATTAGTCTGGGCGACCGCGTTGGCAGCCGAGACCGTGACCGAATTCCCGTTCTGGCTGAGCGTGATATTGTTTCCACCGGCCAGGACCATCGTGCCACTGGAAATCAGGACATAGCCAGCCCCGGCCGAGGTGGAGTTGCCCGACAGCGTCACATCGACGCAATTCTGGGTCTGGACCGTCTGACTGGCGGCCGAGACGGTGACCGCGTTGCCGTTCTGGCTTAGGGTGACGTTGTTACCGCCCGCCAGCGTCATCGTGCCCGAGGAAATCAGGGCATAGCCGGCCCCGGCCGAGGTCGAGTTGCCCGCGAGGGTGGCATCGACACAGTTCTGGGTTTGAACAGTCTGCGCCGGCGCGGAAATCACCCACCCGGAATTCGAGGCCGCCACCGAGACTGCGCCACTGCCCGCGATGGAAATGCTCCGGGCGTCGTAGGTGCCCGAAGAAGTGCCGAAGGTATTGCTCGAAGCATAGACGTTGCCCGATTGATTGCTCTGGGCGGCGAAGCTGGCGGTCGCGGTAATCGTCGAGCCGCTGAGTCCGAAACTGACGTTGTTTGAGTTGGAGAAGGTGACCGCCGAGAGATTGTTCGAGGTCGCGCCGGCTGACAGGTTGATATTGCTGATCGTGGCGGCATTCGACTGCATTGCCGTCGTCAGATAAGGCCCCGGCGATTGATAGTTGGTCGCGACGGTCGCCGTCAGCGTTGAGCCAGTCAGCCCGAAGGAGACGCCGTTGGAATTCGAGAACGTAAGAGCCGACAGGTTATTGGAAGTCGCGCCCGCCGAAATGTTGACGTTGGAGATCGTCGCCGCGTTCGACTGCATCGCCGTCGTCAGATAGGGCGGCAGATTTACACTGACCCCGCTGGTATTGACGGTGATCGAGCCGCCGGTGATCGCGCCGTTCACCCCCGCGTAGTTGCTGGAATTCTGCGACAGGTCCGCCGTGGTCAGGTAGGGCGGCAGGTTGACCGACACACCCGAGGTGTTCACCGTGATCGAGCCGCCGGTGATCGCGCCGTTCGTCCCGGCAAACGCCGTTTCGATGTCGGTGATCGTCTTGACGGTGATGGTCGCGGCGATCTGATCGCCCACCACAATCGAGCGGGCCGAGGTTCCTTCCTGGGTTCGGACGATGGTCAGCGTGTCGGTCGAGACGTTGGTGACGCGGACGATCTCGGCATTGCTGGCCATCGGGATCGAGCCGGTCGGCCAGACGGTGGCATTGAACGGCACCGGGGGGAAAAGGCTGCCGCCACCGGCCGAAACGACCAGGGTGGTGCCGCTGGACGCCGGCGCGGGCGCAGTGGCAACCAAGGTATACGCGAGGTTCTTGTGTTGATCGAAGGGCATCGCTCAAAGGTGAAAGTCAGTTGATGACCACCATTGCACTCGCGCCGGCCGGGGGAAGCTGCACGGTGAAATTGGCGGCGCTGACGGCAAAGTCGCTGCCGAAGTTGATGACCGCAATCGCGTTGTTGGAGCGGGTGGCGTTGTAGATCAAGGCCCCTCGCGCTGTGAACGTCGCCATCGTCCACACGGGATTGTTCCAGCTCAGATAAGCCGAATCGCCTGACAATCCCGCCGCGTAACCCGAAAGCGCCATCCCCCCAGCCGTGTAGCCGCTGCCGACCACTTCACCGGCTGAGGTGTAAGCCGTCGTCGTCTTGTCCAGGTTCGCGCTTGAGGTGTACAGCGCGATCATGTACTGATCGCCCGGCTGGTGCAGCCCGGCCTGGAAATCCTGCTTGGCCTGATCGGTGAACGCGTGGGTGATCATTCATCGCCGTCGTCGTTGTCGCTGCCGCCGATCTGGAGATCGATTTTAATTTGGTGCCCATTGTTCTCCACCTTATATGGGCCGTCACTAAACCGGTGTCCGCCCACGATGACATCGCCGCAGCTCACGTAATAGCCGTAGACGTTCTCCGGGGGCTGGGGCGAGGTGGAGCGGAAAATCTGCTGCGGATAAACGATCGCCGGCTCTCCCTCGTTTTGCACTTCGCGCCAGCGGGCGGGGTCGAGCGGAATCGGCGAGTAGCCCAGGAAATTCGGTTGGGTGAAGAAATTCTCCTCGAAGTCCGGACGCACGTCGTTGCCGAACAGGCGCAGGACCAGGTCGTTGCGGGCGGTGAGTCCGCGCAGACAGAGCACGATTGCAGCGCGGGTGAGCATCGATTACTTTTCCCCGCCGGACGCCTCATCAGGCGGATTCGGCTCCACGGTAGGTTCGGGAGGCGCCGGGGGGGGCGAGGCGGGAAGAATGGGCGTTGGGTTCTGGGTAGTGATCTCGTCGCGGAATCCGGTGACCGTTCCATCGGCATCGCGGATGAAATGACGGGTCATTCCCGACGTCTCGTCTTTCACTTCCGAAGTCAATCCATCGGCATCGCGGACGATCGTATGAATCCCCGGAGCGCGAGGCGGCACGGTGACGTTGACGATCGGCGCTTCCACATTCACCTGCGCGGGAGGTGCCGGCGGCGGAAGGACCGGGGCGGCCACGTTGACGATCGGCGCTTCGACGGTGATCTGCGGCGGCTCGGGTGGCTCGGGTGGATCGGGGAGCTGAATGATCGGAGCGAGATTCACCACCGGCGCTTCCAGATACACATCGGGCGCAGCTGACGGCGGCGGGGCGTGCAGATGAATGACCGGCGGGTGCACTGTCACCTGCGGCGCGGCAGACGG